ACCTTCGCCACCTTCGCCCGCCGTTCGGCCAAGCAGATCGCCCGGCTGGCGCATTCCGACCGCTTGAGCGATGCCCTGGACGACATGGCGGCATCCGTCAAGTCCGGCAAACTTGCCGAACCCGTCGCGGCCGGCCATCTCGTCAAAGAACTCGACAAGACGTTCCAGTGGATGATGAATCCCACCACGAACACCTTGGCGAGCCGCCTGACGCATCTCGGCTTCCTGTGGCATCTCGGCGCCAGCCCGGCCCATTTCTTCCTGAACCTGAGCCAGCAGGCGCAAGTCTCGCTCCCGTGGCTGGCCGGCGAACTGCATGGCAAGATCGGGGGCGTCCGCGTGGCGACCGAACTGGCCAAAGCCAACAAGGACTTCATCGCGTCCAATCCGTTCGTGGCGCCCGCCAAGCGCAGTCAGGCCGCCACCCGGCGGCGGACGGCCCTGGAGGGCGAATTCGGCGGCGACATGGGCCGGGCGCTAAAACTGCTGGAGCAGGCCGGCAAGACCGACAAGACCCAAACCTACAGTCTGGCCGGGCTGTCGGAAGAAGATTCGTGGCTGTGGTCGCGGCCGTATCTGCGGAAGTTCACCCAGGGGACTTCGTGGTTCTTCCACGTCGCCGAGGTCATCAACCGGGAAGCGACCGCCATCGCCGCCTATCGGCTGGGGCGCAAGGCCGGCATGGGCCACGATGCGGCCTACGATCTGGCGCGGCGGGCCATCGACGAAACCCACTTCGATTACACGCCTTGCGTCGATACAGAAACCGAAATCCTCACGACCGACGGATGGAAAACCTATCAGCAAATTTCAGCAGGAGATAGGGCCATCTCGATTGATTCAGCCGGTAAAGCCATCGAAATCGAAGTGAATGCAGTCAATATTTTCGAAGGCGAGCACGACGTTATCGAGTTTGGGCAAAGCAACAGACGGTTTTCTATGGTATTGACGCCAAATCATGATGCTATCGTTCAAAGATTCGATAGAGGAGAATGGAAAAAGATAAAAAAGCGCAAGGCTTATGATCTCAAGAAAGACGACCACGTTCTTAGAGTCCCTCTGTCAGAAATAGAAGGAAGAGCAGAAAAGTACGGGGAAGATTTGGCCGCATTGATTGGATGGATTGCCGCCGAAGGATGGTATGGAAAATATCGAAATTGTAAGACAAAAAGAGACGTTCGCATAGCCCAATCTCTCACGCATAATTCAGAATACGTCGATGAAATCGAAGGCATATTGGATCGGCTTGGAGGACATTATCGCCGCTATCTGTGCCGAAACGATACTTTTGTATATTACACAATAAGAAGAGAGATTTCAGAGAAGGTTCAGGAGGCGATTCCAGATAAGATATTAACATGGGAATTAGTCAATGAAATGTCTCCAAGAGAAATGCGGGCGCTGATCGATGCGTTTGCAAAAGGAGATGGAAACTTTAGGGGGGCAACATGCAGAATCTCTCAAAAAGATCGTAGAAATTTAGATGTATTACAGGCGATGTCTGTTCTTTGTGGGGTCAATGCAACACTAGCAGACAACGGTGGATGTTGCGCGCATTTGCATTTGCATATCAGTGCGGTCAGTTCTTCCAAGCGATCTTTTGTAAAGCATCTCACGCGAGAGAATAAAACAGTAGATACCGTTTGGTGCCCGACTACTGAAAATGGAATATGGATTGCCCGTCGCAACGGGGCTGTATTTGTGACGGGGAACAGCAATCGCGCCCGCTTCATGCGCGGCAACGTGGCCAAGGTGCTGACGTTGTTCAAGCAGTACAGCCTCAACGTCACCTGGCAACTGGGCCGCAATCTGTACCTGATGAGTCGCGGGGCATCCCCGGAGGTCAAGGCCAAGGCGCGGACGAAGCTGCTGGGGATGCTGGGCATGACGGCCATCATGGCGGGCGCGGCCGGTCTTCCTCTCTACGGGGAAATCATGTGGCTGATCACGCAAGCGATCAACGCCGGCCGGGACGACGACGAGCCCGAATACGACGCCGATACCGAACTGCGGACGATCTTGGGCCATGCGCTCGGCAAGACCGGATCGACGGCAGTCCGCCACGGGCTGATCAATGCGTTCGCGGGCATCGACCTCAGCAGTCGCGTCAAGCTGGACGATCTGTTGTGGCGCTCCGACGAACGCGACCTGGAGGGCAAGCAACTGGCCTATGCCTGGATGGAACAGGGGTTAGGCCCGGTGGCCGGGCTGTTCGTGCGTGGAGTTTCCACCGTGGATGGTCTGTACGAATCGCTGGTGACGGGAGAAAACGCCAGCGGCGCGGCCTGGAAGTCCGTGGAGGGTGCGCTACCGAAAGCCTTGAAGGACATCTCCCGGTCGATTCGCTACGCCCGCGAAGGCGCGACGACGGCCCGAGGGGCGACCGTCATGCCGGCCGAACGGTTCGGCGCGATGGAAAGCGTGGGGCAGGCGCTCGGCTTCGTGCCGGCCGAACTGGCGGAAAGATACGACGTCAATCGCTCGCGGCAGAATTTGGCCGACCACATCACGCGGCGGCGGCGGGCGCTGGTCGATATGGCGGCCATGGCCATCCAGCAGAACGACGACGAAGCCAAGACCGCCGTCATGGAGGACATCGCCGCGTTCAACAAACGCTATCCGACCGTGGCGATCACCGGTGAGACCTTGCGGAAGTCGCTGCAATCGCGCGCCCAGGCGCTGCGCGAGACCGAAGCGGCGGGCGGCATCCGCGTCGATCGGAAGCTGCTGCCGGTCGTCATGCAGGGGGATTAGCTTCAAACCGCAACAAACAAGTGCTCGCATCCGCGTTAGGCCCCTCGGCCACCATAGGCGCGGCGCCATCGAAGATGACAGCCTCGCGGTTCGTCACCGTGCCCAGCGGCGGCATATCCAGCACACCAAACACGGATCGTTCGACCTCCAGCGCGGGATTGGCCCGCGCTTTGTGTTTCGGCGGAAGCCGGTCCAGTTCATCGACGCCGAACGGAACGCACACGGTGCGGCGCTGCACGTAGGCTCCGCGCTTGAACAAGGACTGGTAGTCGTTCCAGTTCACGCCAATGGCGTGCAGCATGTCATGCTTCTGGGCGCTATTCTTGCCCATCAGCGCCTTGTGACTGTAGTAGGCGCTGGCGGCCATGCTCACGCTGTTCTTGATAGCGTCCCACTCGCGCCACAAGAACACGTTTGCGCCCTCGGCCCGGTTCGGCACGTTCCACACCCGCGCGTCAAACGTCGGCATCCGGTCGGCGTATTGCGGCATTAGCTCCAGTACCAGCCGGTAGAAGATCAACGTCGCTTGTGCGGCAAGTTGGCTCGTCATCTTCGCCACGCGGCCGTCGAACCAAATCTTGCTCTGTATTGTGCGGCTGTGCCAGGCCAGCGTGATTTCGTCGCTCTGCGTGTAGCCCATGCAGGCACCAGTATCGCGCACCAGTGCGGTTGTTGTGGCTACCATGCACGCAGAGAAAGTGGCGTCGAATGGGCGCTTCATGCCCCGGGTGAAGCTGTGGAACGCTCGTCCGTCAATGCGGGCCAGCGCCGGCAGCAGTGGCATCAGGCGCCGGCCGGCCTCTGCGATTTCGTACAACTTCATTCGGTCTCCGAGATCGTCTTTCACTCTCATCCTCCATCTATGTCGTCGCCCGTCGATGCGCTTCGATTAAATCGGTCGAACTCGGCGATATTCAATTTTCTTGCAGAAGCATCAACGTCAGCCGGAAGTTGCTGCCGGCTGTCCTATGGGATTAACGCATCAAGCAACAAACCGACCTTCTTCAAGGTCCGCTAGCATCGTTCCGACTGTTTTCAAGTCGATATACTGATCTTTTGTAATTTCCTCGCCATCATCAAACGCGGTTCCTGCGACGGTAAATCCACTCGATAGCCGTCCGTTAAGATTCGGTGCGGTAACTCGACAGCCGTAGCCTTTCCAGTCAAAGGTATCCAGCCCGCGAATATGCGCCTTGACGGAAACATTCCCATTTTCCGTCGCCCGTTCGTGAGCGTTGACAAAATGAATAATTCGCCTGGTCGCTCCGTTCTCGTTAGTCACCTTGATGCGGTCTTTAAAGAATTTAGCCGTCAATTCTTTAGGAATGGAAAACGTCAAACGTTCGCCGTCTTTCTTGACGGCGACGCTCCAATTTTCTTCTCGGTCGATCCAAAAATTCATCGCTGCGGCAAATTCTCTCTGACACGAAACCTTGTGATCGACAAATAGTTGAGCGAGCGATGCAGTCCCCCATCCTTTCGTCGTGTAGGTGACGGTACGACCGGACGAGCGCCGAGCAGCCGGAGCCGATAATTTGATGGTGTGCTGTCTTGGGAGTATTTCTTTGTGGAGGTACAGCGACCCGTCGCCGCGCACGGTCATATAACCCGCCAACCAGAATAACGTCTTGTTTTGGTCTTTGGATGATGAAATTCCTGCTTTGCATCCAATTCCAAATAAATAATGTTGCCCGATACATTTATTGACCCAAGCTGGAAGTTTGTTTTCCTTAATAGCAAATATTACGGCGGAATAAACCAAATCTCCCGAATCAAACATAGACCATCCAAAGCTCACGCACAGCATGGAGGGAAGTATTCTGCTTTGCGGGACGGTTGGTTGGTCATGCGCTTGATACTTCCGGTACTTCTGCTGGTGCGCTGGATGAACCACGTGAACCCCCATCTTCCGCAAGCCATCGACATCGGCGGGTCTTACCCATGAAAATTTGCTGAATGGCAAGCGCAAAGCTGCAAAGGTCTCATCGAGACAGGCGAGTAGGTCGCCCATGGATGCCAATTCAATCGCCGGCCGTGCCCTGGTTTTTTTATCTAAGATTTTATCGAATGTATCTCGGGCGGTTTCTTCACCAACAGCAGCCTGATATTGCTCTGTTTTGCCTGATTTCTCGGAGACCATATCTGATTTTTCTTCATCCGAGACCGCATCAATTATCTTGACTTGCGGTGATGATTCAACGTCAAATTTAACTTCTATGTCCTCCTTCATTTCGGCGGAGGCGGCCACTGCCGAATTCTCTGGCCATCTATCGGCGACATCCAAGGTTCCAGCAAAAAACCTTTTGATCTTTCCCCATAAAGTTCTAAGAAACTGCGCGCTTATTTTCACGGATATTTCTCCTCTTTAAACGGCGATGAACAGTTGCGGGAGCGCCATCAGTTCCTTGTAAGATCGGTTGGCCGCTTCCATAACTTTTAAATCCTCGCCGTTTCCAGCTATCCCTTCCTCGTATTCTTGGCTCAAGCCGACGGTCCATTGATATAAAATGCGATGGTCGCTGAAATCTCTTTCAAGTACAGCCTGTGGACATTTTGGAGACCTCTCGTTGATCAACTGAAACATCTCACCAAAATTAACAGAGCCTCTGGACGGTTTTATCGGGCAGATCGCTTCCAGTTCTCTACGCTGGTTATTATAAGACTCCATGTCAGCCTGATACTGCAATACCGAACTTTCCCATCGTTTGTATTCAACAAATTCGTTTTGCAATCGAGCGATACGAGCTTTCTTATATCTTAATTCTTCGTCCGTAAAGTCATATCGAAACCCCCAAACGTTACCGCGATAAAGGACGCCAGCATGGCTGGCCACCAGCCATAACGATCCTTCGTTTTTAATTTCGTAGCGGACCAGCCCCCAGCGTTCGAGGGGCACCAGCGTTCCATCGTAGCGATAGACCGGAACGACTGGCAGTTGCCGGAATACCGCCAAGGTCATCTGTTTGCTGTTGACGTGCAGCGAGCGGATGGTGACGGACAACGTATCGATGCTCGCATTCTGGGTTTCGATCAGCACGGGTTCTTTCATTGGCGCTCAACTCGATCATCTTTTCTCTTACGGTGATTGAAATTTGGTGCTACCATGTTGCTACCATAATCTATTATGCAGAGGATAGCAACCATGGCGAGAACCCGTCTCAATATCTTGATCGACGAAGGATTGAAGCGGCGGATGTACGAACTGGCCCGCGAGCAGAATCGGAATTTGAGCAACTGGGTGGAAACCGTGCTCAAGAAGGAGGTCGAGAGCGCGGAACATGCACGATCGCCGATGAAGGCGAATCAAGGAGCAGACTGATGAATCGCTCCGCTGAGAAAGATTATCGGGTGCTCGTCAAGGTCAAGAACAACCATATCCTGTCCGCCATCGAGCGGAAGGGGTATCAGAACGTCGCGCAATTTTGCGAGGCCCACGGATTGAGCCAAGTAGAGGTCGGACTTTTCGTCAATCTGAAGAAAAGCCCGCTGACGAAAAACGGAGACTGGCGGGAATCCGTCCAACGGATAGCGGCGGCATTGGACGTGTGCCCCTCGATGCTATTCGACGAGGCGCAATATTCCCCCATCGAAAAGAACGAGGCGACGTTAGAGCTCGATGCGAGCGAAGTGAAGATGCTGATGGGGAATGCCGACGATGAGATGGACCCCCTTCAGATTCTCCTGCGCGAAGAAGATGGCGGTTTCGACGGCGCCGTCGAGCGCGCGCTGGCGACTCTCACCCCGCGCGAGGCCAAGGTGATACGCATGAGGTTCGGTATCGACGAACCGGGTTGCGACGCGCACACATATGCGAAAATCGGCGAGCAGTTCGGCATCACCCGCGAGCGCATTCGCCAGATCGAGCTTAAGGCCCTACGCAAGCTGCGCCATCCGACCCGTTCGGCCCCATTGCGCGGCTTCTTGACTGCGGAACGAACCGTGCTGGCGTCAAATCGCCCTTCAGATACAGCGGGTGACTCGGTTGGCCCATCTTCGTGATTTTCAGGGCGTGCAATCCGGGAATCAGCGTGATGACTTCTTCCCATCGTCCTCGGTGCAGCCCGTGATTGCCCCAGGCCGCAACCACCAAATCAGCATCCAGCCCGCACCCGAACAGAAAGGAGTCGTTCTCTTCACCGACCGGGTTGGTCTCGGCGAGCATCACGCGCGGATCGGTGGCCCGAAAGGCGAACAGATTCAGCATGACGAACCGCCCGTAGCCCCACCGGGCGGCGTAGTTCATGCAGCGCCGGACGGTGGGGTCGGGTCCACTTTCATCGGCGGTGCTGGGGTTCAAGCCGACGAACGCACACAGCCCCTTGCCGACCTCCGGCAGCACGTCGGTTTCCCAGACGTACCGATAGCGCCGGCAGGGGGAGAAGGCGCAGACGATGCGCGGTTCAGGCGGAAAGGTCGCCGGTTTCGTCATCGATGTGGACCGGCTTGGCCGCCAGCGCCAGTTGGTACGCCTGGTCGCCCTTCATCTGGACGGTGGCAAGTTGCCCTTCGACGCGGGCCGGCTTGGCGATCAATAGGTCGATGGGGTCTTTCCCTTCCATAATCCATTCCTGCATCCATTTGGGCTTTTTGCCGCGCCCGGTCCATGTGACCGAATCATCGCTTGGGTGCCGGTACTTGGGGGCGCCTGAGTTGGCCTTCTTGACCGGGGCGATATCTTTGGCCTGATCGGCTTCCGCGTCGGACGATACGAATTTCGCCAGTTCGGCCGCTCGGGCGTTGACCCTGGCCAGTTCGTCCTTGGCGCGGCATCGAATTTCACGCTTGATTTCAGCGACGACCGCCTCTGCGACGATCAATTCATCCTTCAGTTCGTCGAAACTTAAGTTGACCAATTCAGTAAGATCGTCCATTCCAATCTCCAATCGTTGATGAGATTGGATTCTAATCGCGCAATCAGTCAGGCGTCAATCTATTCCGAAATGGCCGCCGACACAACGCTGTTCGGCGCCGAACGGGCGCAATGAACCCCATTGAATGCCGCGAATGGGGTGGTTGCGATGATGCGGGATCGACCTTATTCCGAATAGGAGTAGCTGACCGAGCATCCAGACGAATTGCTATAGCCGGTGCTGTTGCTGATTCCCGCGCTCATCGACAGCGCCGACGTCCAGCCGGCCGATAACTGAGCGGCCACCCGCGCGATGGCGCTGTTGGCCTCCACCGTCACCTTGGCGGTCTCCAGCACCTTCTGCAATTCGAGTTCCTGCGCCTTCATGTCCAGATTCGAATCGATGGAGAAGCGTTGCAACTCCAGCCGATCCTGTTCGAACAATACGTCGAGTTCGGTTTTTTCGGCGATAACCAGCTCGTGAAACAAGGTCACGTCCGAGTCGCGCAGCTTCACGTCCGCCATCAGCCGAGTTTCTTCGCCCTTCAACTGGGCTTCGAAAATGCGGATGTAGCCATCCTGCTCCTTCAGCTTCGCCTCGATCAGGGTGGCGGCGGCCTGTCCCATGTCGGCCAGCGCCCGCGCGGCAGCGGCGAAGGCATCGACCTCGGCCTTGTAGACCTCGACCTTGGCCAGTTGAATCTTGATGTGGTTGGCCTGCCACTCGCCGGCCACGGTGCGCGCCAGTTCTTGCAACTTCAGGAATCGATCCGTCAACATCTGTTCGAGCGTCATCGTCTTTTCGATGGCGAACTTGCGCGTGTCGCGTTCGATTTCGTCGGCCTTGATCTTGATGTCCCGGTTCAGTTCGGCCTTTTTGTCGCGGGCCTGTCCTTGTATCTGATTCAGCCGAGCCTCCAGCGCGCCGTCCGGCAGGCTGAATCCCCGCGCCTGCCAGTCGGCCAGCACGGCGGATTCCGCTTGAAACGCCTGCTTGTCCTCGGCGGCGAACGCCCGGTTGCGGATGGCATCTTCCACGTCGGCCGGCATCCCGACCGCGCCATCCTGCATCCACGCAACGAGCGTGCCGTAAAGCAAAGCCACCGGCGGACACGCGGCCAGCACGGCGTTCAACTGGGCGGCCATGCTGGCGTACTGCGAGGCGAACAACATCAAATACTGATCGGTGATCGTCACCCCGTCGAACGCGGGCATTTCGGCGATCAACGCTTGCAGTTCGGCCAGGATGTCGTTCAGCGCGTCATCCAGATCGTCCAGCCCGGCCAGCACGTTTTCGGGGTCGTCGGGCGGGGCGAACGGCGCGATCGTCTGGCCGGGGATCGGTGGCGTGACGAACACCCGCGTTTTATCGACGGGTTCGGAGTATTGCGGGTTCGGGTTCCAGGACATCCCGATTGCGGCGGGTCCGGTATCAAACGCCGATCGCAGCTCGCCGATGGCCGTCAGCGCCAGTTGGTATGCCTGGTCGCCCTTCATCTGGACGGTGGCAAGTTGCCCTTCGATGAGGTCGGCGGCCGCTGGCCCCGACAGAATTCCGCACTGGCTCATGATGTTCTCCTACGCCTTGATCTTTTCGATGCGAGTAGGCGGGTTTCCCCAAACTCGCGCGCGATTCCGCACGAGCGCGATGGGATACAGCGAGCGATGCTCTTCGGTGACGGGCAGATTTTCCAGTAGAAAGTCCCGCTCTGGCGTATTGGTCTCAATCCCGCTTTCACACACAAACTGATCGTCGAACGCATCGAAAAACGCGCCCAGCACGATAGGATCGTGTAGGTACATTTGATAGGCTTTCTCGTGCAGTTCGGAATACATATAGCGCATGGATTTTGAGTTGCTGATATCCACCATGCCGGAAAACGAACTATGACGATCTAGATACTGGCGCAATCGATTGATGTAAAAAAACCTATTTGCCGTGCTAGAGTACGTTCCATAGTACCCAGGTACTAATTGGGAAAATGCTGACCCAATTACCATATTAGATGCGCTACCCTCATAAGCCGTAGATTCGTATAGTATCTTTTTTTCTTTATTAATATAATCAAACACAACCGACTTTATATTTAGGCTGTAAGCAACATCACCATCAATAACTTTATTCTCTTCGACTGTATCTGGCATCGACGTTTCAGTTATAATAAGTCCTGTGTCAGATGGTAAAGATGTGTGGTACTGATACCAGTTACGATTTATTATCGACGTATTTTCTTGCACCGAATTAATATAATCCATTGTATTAGCATAAGACATGGAAAATTCTTTATATTCTACTACCCCGCGAGATAAATCGGAATAAGTAAGCAACCTTGCAGTATACTCATCACTAATAATTTCGCTTTTTTCATTATCAGAAATATAACTATCCTTTTGTACTTCGTCTGTATCCGTCGTACTGGCAGTATATCCGACTTCACCAACCGGACCACACCCTGGATAAGACACAACATAATGACTGTAATAAGAACTGGCGTCAGCTTGATCTCGAGTCTTCCATGTTAATCTTGACTCTGCACGTGTTAATGACTCTATTTGTACATTTAAAGTGCGTTCTATTAGATCAAGCTCTAATCCATTATTTGTAGCAATAACAGCAGTTGTCAAAACGCTATGAGAAGCAGCACCATCATACTGGTCAAGATAATATGTATATACGTCAAGAAACTGATGAAAAGTTGTAAATTTGTCTGCAATTCCAACACATGAGTAGCCTCCCCCGCAAAGAGTAAGTTGTATTTCGGTTTCATAATACTGATCTTTATGCGGCCATCGCTCCCAATAACCATACGGTGAAGTTCTTTTATGATAATTTCCAAAGTAACTCTCCTTGTTTGAGAAATTAATTACTTCAGTTGATTCAGTTGTCTCTTGGAGATTAAGAAGGATTCTTTCGTCTTCTGGTGAGTAAGAATACGCAATAGGAATATCATTACTGTAATCTGTAGTTACTCTATTATCCGTAGTTACTCGATCAGTTCCGCTAAATATATTGGTATTTAATTTCCAATATTCTGTATCTTCAAGCGGGTGCGGGTCGCCATAATAACAATCACCAGGGACATAATCTACAGAGTAATTAAAAAATGAATCACTCCCTGATGCCGGTACAACTGAAGTGGCTATATTTGTTGATACTGAATTAACGTCTATATTGTAGGAAAGCACTTTTTTATCAGTAATTGCTAGCGTCGCATTAACGGGGTCTATCGAAAACACCAGCCATACTAATCTGATATTATTAACATTACCTCGTAACAGGCTATCCCCAACCGACACGATCCACATGGCTTCCGTTCCAGTACTATTAAACCTCCATGGATAAGTTACTTCTTGGTCGATGAGCGCAGTTTCTATTCCTAATGCGTCAGCAATTAATGGGCTGATGTCGAATATTGCAGACGAGTATCCTTCTTCTATCCCGGCAAAGTTTGCCATATAGACAACTGGAGCAGCTTCCTGCTTGAGTACGTCTACAGTGAATAGCAATAAGTCGGACGCATGAATGTAAGTATTCTCATCTTCTTCAAGAGGGACCATGCACCGAGTATACCCTGCAATAAAGGCAACATCGTCGAGTAAAGTAAGGATACCGTCGTACCGATCCCATTTAGAGTTGTTTCGATAAAGTTGTGGAGCTAGTATATGAAATCGGTAATTTGCCGTAAAATGTCCAAAACGAAACTCTGGTAGAGTAAAAGCGGTCGCCCCATTTGGTAATAAAACCTGCCGACGAATAGTCGTATGAATTGGGGTATAAACTGGAGGACCGTCCTGAACATCAACCGCAGTTAAATATCCATTTACATCCAGCGTAAACACGTCGGTCCCTCGTGTCGCACGATAATCGCCAGGTCGGATGATAGGAATGGGTAAGTCCCCGCCAGGGGAATGCCACCACGACACCAGATTCCTACCTTTTGCGTCGAAATAAAATTGGTTCCCCCATAGAATCGCCTTATTACTTGGGTAAGTCTCAGCCTTATCAGGAAGCCCTTTCCAATACGGATGCCCGGTGTAGTGATAACCTCCCATCGGCCGCTTCGGATTGGGGTTGGTATCCGAGAGTGGTAGTGTTTCATCCCCTAATAAATAAGCCATGCCATCATCCCCAGCCGGGCTCATGTAGTGTTCTTTTGGTATAAAACTAAAATCGAAATAAGGGAACTCTTTATAAGGTGCGTAAGCAGTCTCGGTGGTGTCGATGTACAGAATATCGCTGGATTGATCGCGCAGTACTCTAATCTTAGTTCCGTCCGGTAAGCGAACCCCTCGCGTAGCCAACTCGACACTGCCAAGCGCCATCGAGTTTCGCAGCTTACCTAAAATAACTTCGGCGACTTTAACGTATTGAATGCATAGCCCGCGCGGCCCACGAAAGACGTGTCGAATGGTTGGGAGGACTGGGCGTTCCAGCATACCCCATTTAGAGTCAGGAAGATCGGCCACTCACCATTTCCCCAACGGGCACGAAAAACTCTTAAATCTGGCCTTGATATTGACTGCACAGCCACATTCTTTGCAACGGATAAAAGTAACATCAGTTAATGGAACTTTGGCAATCTCATGCCTATCACATGTTCCACAAATTTCAAGTCTTTTATCGAGTGATTCTCTATAATCCAATGGCGTTACAGTAGAAGTCGCATCTCCAGAGGTACGAATCGAGTAAGAAATAGCAATATCTGTATCGCCGTGCTGTTCTATCAATGCTTGTAACTGATGGATCGCTTCGCTGATTTTCATTACCGTCTCCGACTCAGCGGGGTTGCCGAGACCCTGATCTCGTGCCGTTCGGCCGGCGCGGTCCCGCGTTCGCCGAACGCCCAATAGACGCTGGTCAACCCTTTGCCGACCTTAATCACGGCGTCCCGATGGCTGTCGCGGGTCGCGGCGGGCAATTGGTAGCGGTCGGTTCGCTTCGTGCCATCCCGCGTGGTGACGACTTCGGCGATGACGGCGCCCTCCGTGCGTCCGAGCGCATTCACGTCGATCACTCGCTTGAGCAGGTCGGTTCCGAGATGCGCCAGCCCGGTGCGCCAGCGCCACACGATATCGTCCCCGTCGTCGGTGGCCGCGTCCAAGGCGAACAGCCCGGCGGTTGTTGCCAGATACAGCACCCCGTTGCGCTGGGCCATCCCCGTCACCACCACGGGGAGAACGTATTCGGAAACCGCCCCGGTGTCCAGGTTCATCACCATGACGTGCTGCGGGTTCGTCGCGCCGTCGGAGGCTGAATCCGATATCGATAGCGTATCGGCGGCGGACGCATACAGCGTCAGAACGGCGGAAGCCGAATCGGCAAGCGACAGCGTATCGTAGGCGGAGACGAACAGGATGGTGGTCGCCGCATCGGCGAACGCCAGCGTATCGGCGGCCGCAACGGGGCTGTAGACCGTCGAACTCAGCGCATCAGCGATGGCGAGGGTATCGGCGGCGGCCGCCAGTTGCAGCGAGCCGATTGAATCTGAAACGGACAGCGTATCGGCGGCGGCGGCATGCAGCGTCAGTATGGCGCCGGCCGCATCGGAGATCGCGAGGGTATCGACGGCAACCGAGATTTCCCATGCGACTCCGACCGCATCGGAAAACCCGATGGTATCGACCAGCGGGACCAGAACCTCGTTGGTCGAACCCAGCGAATCGGCGATGCCCAGCGTATCGAAGAGAGCGTTTGGATTGATGCGCGGCCATATCTCTCCGCCGTTCCATTGGAACGGGACGCGCCGGGAAACCGGAGTCATCGAACGATTACTCTTCCATTACGATTTCTGGCACCACCGAGATGCTGACGGTGGCCGTTACCTCGATGCCGACCCGCCCGCTACCCGGAATTACGATCTCATCCCCAAACGGAAGGATTTCGTAGTAGCCCGCTTGCGGGTGAACCTCGCGAATCGCCAGCACGTCGCCGGCCGTCGGCTCTACCGTGGCGGTGTGCTGGGCGGTGGTCTGCACCGTTTCGGTATAGTCGCCCAGCTTCTTCGGCGTCAGCGCCGTCATGGTGCCCGCCGTGGTCTGGCGCAGCAGGCGGACCAGAACGGGCGGATCGGTTGACACCACCCCTTTGCAGGTAATGCCCCACCGCTTGATCTTTGCACGATGGTTGGAAGCAGCTACGACCTGTAGAACAGTTTTGGCGCTTGTCCCCGACGTAATTTCGCCAGGGTTCGCAACGATATTGATTCCGGCCATAAGATGTTACCCGTTGAGAATGGATGGATTGAATGCCTGAATGACAGGATACCGAACAGCAGCTGATAAAAGCGGCGGGGAGAATTCATCGAATGCTGCAGCTGGTGGAGTGAAGTTCCCTGTATACCGAGCCGCGTTTTTTGTAATACGAAGCTCGTCAATATAGCCGTTAAAGTAGTTCCAATATGCTCCTCCGTATAAATTAGCCCCGACCGCAAGCACGTACGATCCGTTTGCAGCCAGTATCGCACTTGCAACGGAACCTGCGGCCACTCCGTCGAGGTAGATATAGCTGTTCGATCCATTGCAGACGACGGCGAGATGCGTCCAAGCATCATTAGTAATAGTTGCCGTGCTCGTCAGCACCCCGGAGTTGCTGTTGTACCGAAATACGACGTTTCCTGACGAGTTGATGTAAACGTCCCAGAAATCCCCCCCTGCAGTATTGTGGTATCCGAGGATATGCCGATCTCCAGACCCTTGCAGGTATATCCAGGCTTCGATGGTGAAGCTAGTTGAGTATAAATTAAACAGCGAAGAGGAAGAGAAACTCAAGTAATCTCCGTTGCCATCAAAATACCCACTAGCTCCACCAAACTTGCTTTGCGCAGTACTAATTTTGACGCCGCCATTGGCAGTAACGGTCGAATTGTTCTTAGACGAATCTACGAACGTAGTGCTTTCGTTACTTCCGTCCATGTGGAGCAGTAGCTCCACCTTAGCCCAATACGGATCGCCACTCATAACTTACGAGTCCGCCATAGTAACGGTATAAGTCAACCCGATAGAATCGCCCGTTGTAACCAGCGTTCGCGCCGTCGCATACTTAATCGCCGACAGCAGTACGCCGGACGTACTGCCCTTCGTGCTGTGGCTGAGCAATCCCAGCCCGCGAATCACGACGTTATCTACTGCCGAAGTAAACGTGGCCGGGCTGGCTGCGTTAGTCGTCACTCCAAGATCGGTAGCAGCCGCCTCAACAAATGCAACTCGCGTCGATTGCGTGTACTGCGTGGTCAGTTCGCCGGCCGCCGAGGCGAAGGTGGCCGCCGTCCACGTCGCCTGTTCGGTGACGTTGTCGGTCCAAGGCGCCAGATACCAGGTCGTGTACTGCGTTGCCCCGTGAAGAATGACATCGAGAGCATGTTTGATGCCCTCAACAGTGATCAAGTTATGATCGATAGTTTCGCCCAGACCATCGTTGCAAAACGATCGCACTTCTCCCGACCATCGCAGGTGCATACCGGGGATGATCAGCCCCCGATCGTCCTGAATCCACTTCCCGTTTCGAACGAGCCCAGCCATTTCGCGAATGTGTTTGAACTTGATTCCAGCCAGTAAATTTTTCATCTCGACCCTCTTCAGAATTTATTGGCCGGACAGCCCAGCCACGCCTTGAGTGCGATCAGGCACCCACATACCTTGCAGGTTTCCGTTAAAAACGGCGGAATCCCCGTTCTCCGCTCCCCGGCCGAATAATGCGGACATCCGCGCCGGCACGTCGCAACCCGTCGCTCGCGTTCGGCCTTGTCCGGGTCAAAGCGCGGTTCCATGCGCGTACTCGGCCGCAATCGCGGCATCGTTCGGTCCTACGTCGGTGCCGGACGGGTCCATCAAATCGGCAAACAGCACTTGGCGAATGCCCTCGCGGATGCGATAGGCCGCCGTCCCGCCGGAAAACAGTCCGGCCGAATAGCGGTTCAAGGTCGGCCGCACGACGATGCCGCCGGGCTTCCCGATGCACGGGTAGCCGTTCGTGTCCATCCATGCCACTTGTCGCGCCGGGGCGGCCCCTTCGGCGGCCGCGTCGAACGGAAGTTGCGAGCAGACGGTCCCGGCCACCATGCCCGCGTCGCCGGAAACGACGCGCCGCGTCATCGCATTCGGGTCGCCGCCCTGCAGGAACGCCACCGATGCGGCCGTGCCGACGTAAATGCCGTCTTCCGCCGCGCCGATCCCCGTGATGGCCGCCGGCTCGCGGAAGTAGCCGACGTGCGGGAACAGCCAGTGCGGCGACCGCTCCGAGGTGAACCACAGGGTATCGCCTTCGGCGATCCACAACCGCCCCCGATGCGCGCACAGCGCCGTTCCGGGACGCGGCGGGCTGGCCAGCAGGGAATCTAGCAACCGCCCGCGCGGGCCGGTCCCGATGATGGTCGTAGAGCCGCCGGCCACCGTCGCGGCTTGTCGCAGCTCGATGGCCGTTCCGTTCGCCGTCGAGAGGTAAATGTTGAACGTGCCGCCCGCTGGAACCGTAACCGAGACCCCGCCGCCGTCCGGCACGGAGACGACGGCGGTCGCGGGAGCGCCGGACTCCAAGCCTTGATAAACCGATGTCAGGGTGACTTGGTAATCGCCCGCGTACAGCCCGCCGGAGGCCGCTGCGGCTGCGGAAACGAGGAAGGGGGTATTCAGCCCCCAGTAACCTGCCGCGCCGCTGTAATCGACTCTCCCGCGCTGGTATGGCGTCGTCCAAAACACTTCGCCGTTGAGTTCGGTATAGCTGACCGGCGCGTCTAGAGAAAGCGAGGCCAGCGATGAAAATTCCTCGTCTCCGCTCAGAACCCCCAGCGCGCCGTCTTTCACCAGCAGGACGAATCGGCCGTGATCGGGGGTGTAGGCCGAGTGATAATTCCCATCTGCGACGGGCCGCAGCCCGAGACGGGACAGCAGCGATCCTCCGCGCGTTACATCCAGGTTCTCGCAGACGCGCAGCGCGCCGTCGGCCAGCTCGGTTTCTACCGAGCGGTTGTCGAGACCGACGGCAAAGCGAACGGCGACGGGAGTCGGTTTTGCATCCATCGGGGGGGCTGGCTACCGCCGCGCCTGGTCTAGATTGTCGTCGTGATAGTTCGCGGTCAGAAACGCATCGATGGCGATGATGCTGGTGATGATGTTGTTCAGCTTGCCGCCATCTACATGCTTCAGTCCTTCCGTCGCGGCGAACAGAGCATCGTAATCGGTCAAGTCGAATCCGTTGTTTTCCTTGATCGCTTTCAGCGTCATGCCCTGCCGGGTGGCGTTCATGATGTTTTCCGCAACCGAAACGAGATCGCTGGCGAGGTTGAAGACTTTTTGGTTGACGTCGATAGCCATGTAAATTCTCCTGATTAATGACCAGCCTGAGTGTAGACCAGCGTAGCCGCCCACTTGATCGTAGTTGCGGCCTCCCCGGTTACGTTGATAGCCAGCGATTCGTTTGTGTCGTCGGCCGTAATACTATCGACCGACCACCCAGCCGCTTCGGTATCGTTGCCGAGAACGGTGATCGTTGGAGTTCCAATAATTCGAGTCGAGTTACTATTATCGCGCGTCAGTATGGCTTTTATTTCCCATCCCTTGGTTTTATATCCATCCGTCGCATCTGATATTGCAGCGACAGTCCCCACAATTACCCACACACGTTTGGCTGCGATGACAGGACGGTTCGTTGCACCGAGTGCAATGTTCAACACAGTTGGAGTGTTATCGGTCGTAGTTGTACACATCGGCTGTACGACCGACTGCCCGATCCCGGCACCACTATACCCACAGCCACCTACCGAAAATTGTGACGCATTAGCTGAAATCGCGCCGCTACCGCAGGCCATCGCGCCAGAGCCGGATGCAGTATTCGTGGTCCCCGTAACAAAACTGTCCGTTCCAGATGCGGTAGAGTAAATTCCGCCGACCGACGCCGCGCGCAGGCCGGACGCAACGTTGCCAGACCCCACCGCAAACGACTGAGTGCCGCTCGCCGTATTCCGGAAACCCAGTGCTACCGAATTTGTGCCAGACGCGACCTTGCTCGCGCTGTCGCGCGATGTTTGCAAGTCGATAGCCCCCGCTCCGCGCGCGTTGCCAGTCGTTTGTCCGGCAATGCCCTCCAGGTAAAACGTCCCATCGTCGCCGAGAATGGCGACGCTGCCCTGAATCAGCTTCCCAGTCGTCGAGTCGAATCGTGGAATCGTGTTGTCCGTGCTGCTGGACGGGCCTACCACGTCGCCCGATGAAATGGTCTGCCAAGTCCCATCGTCGCGCAGGTATTTCGTTCCGGTATTCGCCAGCTTCGGCAACAGCCCATGCGCTGTTGCGCTGGCGTTCAGATCGGTGTTGTCGTCCGGCGCGGCGGCGTCATCGAGCTTCACCGCCGGAATTGGATATCCGGTGCAGTTCGTGAGGGTGCCGCTGGCCGGGGTTCCCAGCGCGCCGCCCGGTTGCAGCGCGGTTGCGGCCAGCCCTCCTTGCGCGGCGGTGGCAAAATCGCCGATCGCGGCGACGGCGGCGGTCCCGAGCACCAATGTCGCTCGGGCGGCTGCGGCATCGGTATCGTCCACCAAGGACGCTCCGTAAGCGGATATCCCATGAACGAGTGAGGTTGTGGCAGCATGGGTTGAAACAGACCCAGCAGGTTCATAAACACCAAAATGGTTATGTGCCGCGCCCGCGTAATCAGTGCTGGCTGTCGTGGCTGCCGTTCCGAGACCGAGCGTGGTTCGCGCCGTCCCCGCATCCGCGTCATCGACGAGGGACGCGCCGAACGACGAAATGCCGTGCGCCTCGGTCAGCGCGGCGTGATCGTAGGCCCAGTTGGACGAAACCGGCGCGGTCGTCACCCCGTTTACCGGCGTATCGTCTACATCGGCTTGTTTTAGGATCGTCGCATCGACAGGCTCGTAAACACCCGAATGGGTATGGCCGATGGCGGAATACAGCGTATCAAAGTAGGTTGCGAGCGTGGCCTTGACGTTGGCCCACGTCACTTTGGCAAATTTGAACGAATCCGCCGAATCCAAAATAGGCACTTCGTCGGCGTTGACCGGGGCGGTCTTTTCAGTATCCGCGTGCAGCAGGGTGCTGAGTTTTTCGCTGGCCATATCAATCCCAAATCAGGTCGGTCGATCCGTCATCCCATAAAAGCAGCGTAATGGAGTCGTCCCACAGCATGATATCCGTGCTTTCTGGCTCGCCGGGAAGCGTAGAGGTTTCTACGTTCGAAACCGTAACGTGGCGTACGTTTCCGCCGATAGAAACGTACCGGATGCGTTGAGAGAGCGTTGCTTTTGTCATTATGTCGGCGGCCGAGTAACTTCTTTCGACAGAATAATGTCTCCATACAAAGCCCGGTCTACCTGTCCGTTTCCATATTCAATTTCCAAGTCGTAGACCGCGTTACCGAACGATAGCGCGGCAGTATCTTCATCATCCACCACCAGAGTCAGTACGCCGCCGGCTCCATCGTGCGATATCCGGCCGTTTTCGGTCGTGAGTTCCAGCAAAACGGTATCGCTCGAGACCGAGCGCCTTATTTGCATTCGTGCAGTCGCGCCAGTCAGGTCGATGGGTGCGTCTGCATCATCTGTCATGGCGACGGTCTTGGAAAAGGTGGCCCCCTGGTAGATCGTCAGTTTTTGTTTTGCCGGGATTGTTTTGGCCATCTTCTCATTCTCCGCCGTTACCCATCGAATGGCCGGCGCGCTTGTAAGGACGCACCGGCCATGGCGCTCACTCGTTCGGCACGATATCGGCGAGCGCCCCGGCCTTCGTGCGAATGTCCGCGATCAGATCGGCAGCTTCGGCCGGAATGTCGGCGTCTGCGATCAATCCTTCCAACGCTGCGATCTTGGCGATGATTTCATCCCTCGCCTCGGTCAGCTTCGCATCGATCTCAGTCAGTTGCGCGGTAATTTCCGAAAGTTTCATCATCAGATCCTCGTGGTTGCACGTCACAATGTCGATTTTATCGACGCGTATCGTAATGAATGCCATATCAAAATACCATCGTACGAGAAAATGGCCCGCGATCCATGCGCCGGCATCCTCCATGCGCCATCCGGGTTGTTTCCATCTCGACCGTTCTCGGGCGGATCATGCGTTGCGCCCGCTGTTTTCGTCCAACCCCGCCAACGAACGACGGGATCGCCTGCGCTCGTCGCGCAGTTCCGCGCGCAATTCCTTGTTTTCGCGGATCAGGGCATCCATCAGGGTTTCCCGGTCGTGATCGGCTTTATCGCCGTGCCATAGTTCGCGCAGCCAGCGCCATGCCCCGGCCAGAACGACGAGGAACAGCGCGATTTTTTCTGGATTTGAGATAACCCATTGTAAAAATCCGGCCCATTCTTTTTCATCGGCCATCTGACCTCGTCCTTAACACGCTCCAATTCGCCGCCAGCGCCAAAATTGAATAGGTGATGGCCGACTCGGGTGGCGGCACGCTCCCAAGATTGTTAAATGATAACGAGGTAAAACAGAACGCAATCCCCATGCGGGATAGCAATCGAACCGCGAACGTCAATTTCTTATACCAAAGGAGCACGATCAAATCGAACGATCCGAAGAAGACGAACATCGTTCCCCATACCGTTTCGTTTCCCAATCGCGCCAGAACCTTATAGACATCATAACTATCGAACAGACCAGGACTGGCCAGCAGATAGCACCCCAACCAAAAAACGGTGGACCCCGCGATCAAATCGAACGACGACCAGGGGGCATCGTAGAGGATATTGCGTATCGGCTCGCAAAAGCGGCAGTAATAAAACAGCCAATCACGAGCGACCACGATGAATTCCATCCGTCGCGTCCACCCATTTCCACGCGGCGGAAAGCAGCAGGACCGCAGCAGGCACCGACACGCAGGAGTTGGCCGTCAAGAAAATTTCGAGCGAGGAGGTCATCGCGACATGAAAGGGGGGCGTATCGCCGTTACGGCGGTTGACGGCCGCTACGATATCGCGCGCCGCGCCCCAAAACGACGCGCCAAACATCAACTCCATGGCGTGGTGCAATCGATCCAATGCCGCGTGTTCGATGTTTTCCATCTGACAAAACACGCGATGATGCGGAATGTCGATGCGGCAATATTCTAGATCGCTCATGGCGTCCCCGCATCCAGCAGCGCGCGCAACTCCCGCGCGTACTGCTTCCTGAGCGCATCGCGTCGGGCCAGTCGCTCGTATGCATCGGTGGACAAGCAGGACAAATCGGCCGCCGGAACGGTCGGCAGGACGGGAGGATCGGGGATGAGTTCGGGGGGGACGGCGCGATAGCGGATTTCCGGCGGTGGCGCGCAGCCGGCCAGCAGCAGCGCCAAGGCCAGCGGCGGAGCGGCGCGCATCAGTCCGATCCCTCGAAGTCGGTACGGCGCTCGATGTCCGGCTTTTCGACTTTCGCCGATCGGGCGGCGGCGATGTTCGCCTTGGCGCGTTCGACGTAGATTCTCTCGGCGAGATCGATGGCGCCGATCTTCGCCTCGGCCTCGCCTGCCTTTCGATTCGCCCACCAGAGTTTCCCGCCCAGCAAGGCGACGATGCCGGCCACGGCCGCGAGAATCGTTTCAATCATCTGGCTTCTCCCCTTTCTTTCGCGCCCATTCTCGACCGACCCATATAGCCAGAACGCTGGCCACGGCGGCTCCGAAGTCCACCATCGGCGTCTGAGCGATCTCGAACCTGACCGGTCCCCAAGCCACGGTCAGCCCGCCGAACGCGAATCGCGCGACCAGCAGCAGCCAAGTCATGCCCACGAAAGCCAGCGTCCTGCTCTCCCGACCCGATGCGTCGCGCGGTCTGATCCAACTGCCCCATGTCGTCATGGTCGCCATTCTTCGGCCTCGATGGTGGCGTCGATTTCGTCTGTCACGGCATCATGCTCCATCTCGTAGAAATAAATCGCGTTCGGCTCGGCGCCTACGGGTCAGCCCGTCCAGCTCAACCATCTGGCCGGTTTCCTTGTCGCGCGCCTTGTTCCAGCGACTAAATTCGTCGGCGGACCCAGCATAATCGCCTCGGTTGAGCTTCACCAGCAAGGTGCTGGCTAAGAACTTCCCGATACCGACGTTGAAAACGAAGCACAGCAGCGCATCGATCATGCATTGCTTGACCGGGACCCTGATCGTGCCGGTCATCAGGGTGCAGAACCGCTCCAGGTCTCGGCGCAGTAGGCCATCGGCGCGCTCTGCGGTCAGCGGATCGGTGAAACGGTCGGACGGCCGAACCACGTGCCCCCAACCGACCGTCATTTCTCCGCCGGGCGGGCACGGATAAGGCCGGGCGGCAAATCCGCCGTCGGGGCCTTGCTCGAACTCCTTCAGCAGGGCTATTGCAGCATCACTATATTTCATATTCTGCTGATTCCAGTGCGTTCGCTGGATAGATTTGCACGGACCCCGCGTGACATTCCGATTCTACGCAATATCCGAACGGGGTCAATGTCGTACTGTACCACCCCACGATGCGGCCTTGCCACGCGCTACCCGATTTCTTGCGAACCCGATCGCCTACCGCAAACTTCCAGTCCGGTTTCATTTCCGGTTTCATTTCAAGTCGTCCTCGTTTGGATCGAAACGGCGGGCGAGATCGCGCCAGAACTCGGCAACTCGGGCGAGTTCTGCGCCGTTTCGATAGCCGCACGCCACCGCGTGCAGCGCCGCGCTTCGAGCGAGTTCCATCGCATCGCAAGGGGTGAAATCCATCACTCCGTAGCCGACGATTCTCAACAGGTCGCCGCACCGCGACAGCGTGCAGTCCACCTGCACGTTTCCGCCGGTCGCGCATGGAATGTGGGCGGGCGTTCTCATTGCGACAGGACTCCCAGCAGATGGAACAGAAACAACGGGGCTACGATCACCAGAAGAAATAGGGCGACGAAAATAAGAATCAACTCGAAAAAATCCAGGATCGGTTTCATCGTGTCTACCAGTGCGCCATGCGTTTGGATCGAGCCATGCGCTCGGCCGCGTTGCTCCTCTGCCGCTCCATCCATTCCAAATCCTCCCGCTCGATGTTGTTCATCGACTTGAGGTATTCCGCCCGTGGCTTTGTCTCTATCTCTGGTTGCGGCTGTAACGACCACACCCGCCGAGAATCTCGCCCCGGACAGATTCGATACCGATGGATGATGCCTCGATCGGCCAACTCTTTCCCGGCCATCGATAGCCGGCCGGTCGTTGCATTCAGCGCTCGGGCAATCTCGACGAACTCCGTTGGCCCGTGCTCGCTCAGAAAGCGCGGAATGTCCTGGAGCAGTCTCGTCATTTCCGCCGCGGCTTTCGCCCGTCGTTTTTCTGCGCGAATGGCGGTTTTTTCCGCACTGGATTTCATGGCCGTTAAGTTCCCCATGGGTTATTGGCGATGTGGCTGCGCTTCGGGCAAATATCGCCGTGGGCTTCGCAGTGCCACGTTTTTAGCGCGACGCCTTCCGGCGTCGAGAATCCGTACGAGGTCGCCGGCCGGTTGCAGAGCGGGCATTTCAGGGTCAGTTCGATGGCGCACGGCTGATGGCCCACGCACGGCGGGACCAGCCGCGTTTGGCAGCGGCGGCAGGTGAAGGCGTCGATGGGGATGTTTTGATCGTTCATGTCAAGCCCCACTGGTCGGCCATTGCGTTTGCTATCCCCCAGTATGTCCGGCTTCGCTCTTTCGCGCGAATGGCGCTCGGCCCCAGCTTGTTCTGCCCGCTGTCGCACTGATTTCCCCATCGAGGTAGCGCGGCTTTTTCGCCATTGCAATTCGGGCACGCGGACTTGTCGCCATTCTCTATCACCATCCGGCAGCACACCATGCGCGGAGCGACCATCTTCGTCGGCTTTAACGGCGGAAGCGCTTTTAGCCAAAAACAGGTTTTTTTGCTGGCGTCTTCTCCGAACTGATACGGATTTACGATTTGATCTGGCGGTCGAATCCTCGACGAAATAATGCTGATTGGGTTCTCTATGGCAATCCGTGGTATCGGAGCATCCATTAAAATTCGCACGAAAGCCAAAGCATCTTCGGTTTGTTGTGGGTCGCGCTTCCCGCGCTTCGTCCAGTGCATTCCGCTCGCGCACAAGTACGTGCACGGCGGATTGAAAACCGCCAAATCCCATCCGTCGGCCAGCAGCGGTATCACGTCGCCCTGGATATGAAACGGCGAACCGTCTTCGCTCTCCAGCAGGTCGCACGACCACGCATCGTGTCCGAGGCGGCGAAATGCCGATCGGACTCGCCCGGAAAATTCGCACCCGACCAGAATTTTCATGTGACCTCCTTCCATTCTCGAATGAGAGCCTTCCCGACCAGCGTCGCGCCGGTTTCGTGTGGGAGATTCATTCTGGCCGCACTCCCCACCCCCTCGGGCGCGGGGATACCTTTGTGGCGGCGTCTCGCGATGGAAGCCCGCCGGCCAAGTTTTGAAACCGGCAGTGCTCCCCGTCGAATCGCACGGGAATCATTCCGGTTCGGCCCAATCGGTTCTTCCTGATCAGCAGTTCCGCACAGCCAGCATCCGGGCTGTCGGGGTTATGCAGGTCGTCGCGGTAGACGAACATCACCACGTCTGCGTCCTGCTCTATGCTGCCGGATTCGCGCAGATCGGACAGGATAGGCCGCTTGTCGCCGCGCTGCTCCAAGGTGCGGTTGAGTTGGGACAACGCCAGCACCGGCAGCGACAGTTCCTTGGCGATCTGCTTTAGCCCGCGCGAGATCGTGCCGACTTCCAGGGTGCGGTTCTGCTTCGATCCAGGCTCGCCGTCCATCAGGCCCAGGTAGTCCACGACGATCAGGTCCAGCGGCGCGCGCCGGTGCAGGCGCCTGGCGCGGGCTTGCAAATCGGCGATGCTCAGTTGGCTGCTGTCGTCCAGGTACAGCGATTGCGGCGCCAGCCGGCTGGATGCGGCCAGCAAATCAGACCAGTCAGTATCGGCCAGCCGAGCGGCTTGCAGGCGATCAAGGGGCAGCGGGATTTCCGACGCCAGCAGCCGATGAATCACCTCAGAGGCAGGCATTTCCAGGGTAAACAGCACCGCTCGTTTGCCTGCGGTGATGGCGGCTCGCAACGCTTGCAAGCCAAATACCGATTTCCCAGTACCGGGACGACCGGCCAGCACGTACAGCCGGCCAGGGCATAATCCATCCAGAAATTTATCGACATCGCCCAGCCCGGTCGCCAGCCCGAGCAGGCTTTTCGTCCGGTGCGCGCGGTCGTCGAGATCTTGAATCACGGCCGGCATCAGCGTACCCAGTTCTTGCGGGCCATTGCTGGGCCGGTCGGCATCGATGGCATCCAGCAAGGCGCGCGATCGCGCGATCGCCCGATCCACGTCCGGCAATTGGGATGCCGCGTCGGCGATTTCGCTGGAGGCGACCAACAGCCGGCGGCGGCGGGCGTGGTCGCGAACCAGGGCGCAATAGGCCATCACGTTGGCTGCGCTGGGGGTATCGCGGGCCAGGATCGCCAGACCGGCGAATTCATCCGGCGTCAAACCGCTGGTGGCTTCCATCCGCTCGGCGACGGTCATTAGGTCGATAGGCTCGCCAGCACGGGCCAAGTCCTGCATCGCGCCGAACGCGCGCCGGTTGAACTCGACGGCGAAGTCCGTGGCCCGGACCAGCGCAGCCACCTCGGAAAACTCCACCGGGCTGACGAGCAGCCCGCCGATGACGCAGCCCTCGACCTCGGGGGAAAAAAGGCGATCAGCCATGACGGGCGCCCTCCTCGTACTTGCCCTCGACCACTTTCACCAGATTGGCCGGCTTCATCAGCCATTCCAAGTCAGCTTGGAAGGCGCGGCCATCGGAGCCGGGCTTGCGGCCGGTCAGGAACGGGCAGCAGTCGCGGATGTAGGCGAAGAAGTCCTGCCATTTTGCGAGGTCGGCGCCGATCAGGTCGCCGCGCCATGCATTGCGGATGGCGAGTTGGCGAGCCGGGGTCAGCTTGCGGACGGCTCTGAGTTCGGGAAGGGTGCCGTGGTAACAGTCCAGGATGGCGGCGTAGGGGGTGCGGTCGATCTGCACGATTTTCCCGGACGTGGCGGGCGGCGAAACGGCAGTTTCGACACACTCCGATAGGAGTGTTTCTTTATCTTTTGGAGATGGAGATGGATATGGAGATGGATATGGAGATGGGGTATTACTTGGGGCCTGTTCTTCGATACTATGAGTATGATTTTCCATACTCGGAGTATTTTTAGACCCTTTTTCGGGGTCTGTAGGTGGAGAATTACGCCGTTCCCAGCGTGCTTGAATGGCTTTTTTGGCCTTTTCGCTGCGGGCTTTAAATCCATTAGCCCACGGATTGTTCTCCCGCCAATCGTGGATCGCCCAATCGTTGCCGATTCGTTCGATCAGCCGTAGCTCGGCCAGCGTGGCGACGAATCTCGCAGAATCGCCGGGATATTCGGCGACGATGGCGATATCATCGTCATCCATGCCGGACAAAACACCATCAGTGCGTTGCGCGCCGGCATACGTCCACAGCGTTATGATTCCGAGCACGCCATCGGATCCCAGCTTGCGCCGCAGCTTGACGATTTTCGGGTTACTATTCCAACCGATACAAAGCCGTATGTCAGAATTCATTCCGGCCACCTCGCCAGCAGCCTTGCGGCCCGGTCGGCGGCTATCTGGAACTCATCGAACGAGGCGTCTGGGTGGGCTTTCAGGAAAGCCCAGAGGGCGATGAGGAAAAGTTTCATGCGGTGGTTCTCCTCGTTTTCGAGACTTCAGGCCCCGTTTTCAGCGGGGCGAGCAGGGTGTGAAAACTCGAACAGAGACGAGCCGCCAGCCTTGCGGACAGGCGCACCCTGCCCATAGCAGGAGGAGCTTTTCGGGCAGGCATAAAAAAGCCGCGTTATCGGAGCGGATGGCCGCTCTGTTATGGTGTTTTCAGCACCTTCCAAAAATCATAGTCCAGACCCGGTGGATTTTCAATCATGTTTTCGATCTCCAGGCGGGGGTTTTGTTGCCCGCAGAGCCAGCAGCAGCAGGCCAGACCCGACCAAAACCAAGGTGCCCGGTTCGGGGATCGGTTGGGCCGGGCCGCAGTCCTTTTCTCCGCCGATGCAGTGGAATTCCCACTGCCGGGTCTCGTGGCCGTACCCGTTCTCCGACTGAGTCGGCGGCACCTTGCGGAAGTCCTGGATGCGATATTTCGGCTCGCCGGTCGGACGGCCATCCGGCCACAGCGCCCAGGTAATGACGACGTTGCAGAGCACCAGTAGCGCCAGCAGCGCGGCGACGAACCATTCCCAGCGCATCAGCTATTCTCCTGAACGATTGGCGGTTTCTTTTCTGCTGATCCTTCCGTAGTGATTTCCGCCTTTTTCCAGCTTTCACATAACCCGTGCGGACTGTGAAAATAAATAGCCCCGCGCGGCGACAGGGCTAGATCGGGAGACGCGCAGGCATATCCGAACGTATCCGATATTTTTCCGTACCCCATGCCGGCCGGGTTGTCTGGATGGCAGCGAAGAACGAGCAGATGAACGCAATTGCAACAGCATTTAACGTGTCTATAGCATCGATTGGATTTTTCAGTATTCATAGCGCATAAATCGCCGATGCCGCTCCCGCGTTCACGGCATTTCCCATCCCGGTGCGTAATTCGATATCTCATCGAGGTCGGGTTCTGCGAGATCTATCGCCCCTTCGGTGCCCTGCTGGGCGCGTGCTTCTCTCGCCCAAGTGGCGACGATAAAACAGGCGTTTTCTCGCGGGCAACCCACGTCGGACGTGCAGGTCAGGATTCGATTTATGCATTCGTCTATTGCGAGCATGTCGTCTCCAGATACTCCAGAATCACGGCTCTAGCCGATTCCCATCCCGCGCACATCACCGCGCGGAAGCCAAATTCATTCAGTGCGGCCAGACATTTTTTCTGATTTTCTGATAACGCCGATGGCGTCGCTCCGCTTCGTTTCAACTCGATAAACAGGCCGTGATAGGGACCGCGCGGGACGGGCAGGAATATGTCGGGGATGCCGGGTTTCATTCCGGCTTTTTTCGCCAAGACCGCCTCTCGGATGGATGACGCGGCCATGCCGTTTTGAGTCGAATGCATGTGCTCCAATTCGGGATACGCGCGTTCCGACATGCGCGACCATGCAAACAGCGCGGCTTGCTCCTCTCGCTCCAAAGCGCGAGGCGGTACGAGTTTGAAAGGACGGCGTTTAGTCATGCCGGATTAAAACGTCGCCCGCCGGATCGCCGGTTTTGGGCGGATGACGGCGGGCGATGGCCCCCCAGCCGGGGGGGCGATGAAGGTGCCGGGATTGCCCGCCCGGCCGGGTAACCACAAATGGAGGAGAAGCGTTGCCGATTGTTCGCCGGTGCTAGGAGCGCGGAGATCGGCGGCTCCGCCCGTCCCGCCAGGGACCGGGCCAGCGGAAGGAAGGAAGGAGAACACCTTCCGGGGCTTGAGTGTGGCGTTGGGGTGGACGGGGGGGGATTCATGTGACCGGCTTGGGCGGCGTGCGCTTTTCCGCGCATGGCTGGCAGAGGTAGTACCGCTTGTTAACGCGGAACAAAACCGTCTTCAGTCCCTCGCGGGGAAACGACCGCCGGCAGTGCGCGCACATGATGATGGGGGATGGGGTCTTCATCGTCCCGCTCCGTCCCGCGCAGGACCCGGCTCGGAGCTGGCATCGTAGCGCGCCATGTGGGATACCTGTTTCAAGTGCACCGCAATCAGGTGCCGGACGTACTCCGATAAGGCGCGGTCGTCCTCGCGCGCGAGGTGGTGCAGCGCTACGTAGGTCGGCGCGTCCACCCAAATCCGCAAGTCGTGATCGAGGGGGAGCTTCATACGGCTCGGTCCTTGCTTGGTTCGTTCGGATTTTTGTCGAGGTACTCGATCAACTGATGAAGCGTTCGAATGGTCGGGTTGGTGATACGCCCATCTGAAAATTTCGTCAGCCACGAATAGGTCAATCCGGTCTCTTCGCTGATCCGGATCATCGATTTTGGTTGGGAGCGCAACCGCGCCCTCGCATCGGTAAGAATGTCGTTTAGCATGGGCGATAGCATAGCAACATATTGATTGAAATAAAATAGCTCATTGCTAGTTTTATTGCTTGCGACTCGCAATATATTACTTGACGAACACCGAGAATATCAATATATTGCAATCAACCCGCCGCCCTTCACCGGGCCGGCTCTGAAAGAGCCCTAGCCTGGGGGCAGGGCAGCGGGCCAATCCTCCATTTGGTGGGTAGTGCTTCCCCCGGCCTTGGTGCCGGGGGATTTTTCCAGGAGATAGAAATGATTGGGAAAGAGGTAATTGTCCGTACGTATTCGGCAGGCGTCCACTTCGGGACGCTGGAGAGCAGGAACGGCAAGGAAGTCGTCTTAAAAGATGCCCGCCGCATCTGGTATTGGGAAGGGGCATTTACCCTTTCCGCCGTCGCCACGACCGGGGTTTCGATGAAATCGAAAATCTCGACTACCGTGCCGGAAATCCTCCTCACGGAGGCCATCGAAATTATCCCGTGCTCCTCAGAGGCGGCCGCGTGCTTGCGGTCGATACAAGATCATGGGCATAGATAAGTCCTGGGCCGGGTCTTGGTACGGAGCCTGGGCCGGGACTGGGTACGGGGCCGGGTTTGGGTACTGGGCCGGGTACAGGCATGGGGCAGAGGATGGGCACGAGGCCGGGGTAGGGTCTGGTGCCGGGGACGATGATGATGACGAGACGAGGAATGGGAAGGGAAAGATCATGGACGTGGATAAGTCAGGGGGCGGGTGGGACGGGTCCGGGCACGGGTCCGGGGCAGGTGACTATGGGCCTTGGCCTGGGATTGGGTATGGGCACAGGGCCGGGGAAGAGAACGAGCACGGGCACGGGCATGGGGGAGGATATGGGGATGGATCAGGTGCAGGGTCTTGGCATGAGACAGGGTATGGGTATGGGCTAGGGCATGGGGATGGGGACGAGGATGGGTCCGGGTCCGGGTACGAGGACGAGGAGGACGAAATATGAACGACGAACGCAAACCAAAACTCGTTTCGGTCAATGACCGAGACGGCAACGTGATCATCGACCGCGTAGACGCATTCGACAAGGTGCGCCGTTACGACAGCCACCGGGTGGCCGCCCGCCGCATGGCGACTCGCGTCGAACCTCCCGAGCGAGCGCCGATGGCGACCCGCCTGAATCCGCCGGCCGATTACCGGCTGCGCGACGACTTGTCTCCGGCGAATGGGCTGATCTTTGCCGCTGCTCTGGCCCTGATCGTGGCCTTCATCACCCTGTTTTTCTGAGGAGAGCGGATATGTTGAAGCTAACCACCCTGTCCATCGAATTGATGGGCGAAGAGTACCCGCTAGAAGTTGAATGGGATGAATTCGACGGGCGCCCTGAAATCGCGACCGCGATCATCCTGAAGAGGTTCGATTACGACAAAAAGGGGGTGTACTACAAGAACGGCTATTGGGAGCGGCTGGACATCACGCCGATCCTCAACCGCGATCAGATGGAAACGATCATCCAGGAAATCGTGGAGGACGGGGAAAAGTGGTGGCCGATGGCCGCATGAAACGAAAAACGGGTGGGTGTGTCACCCCCCAACCGCCGCACTTAAACCTCAAGCGACCATTCGATGACGGAATCAACATCAACATCAGGCTACCAACCATGAGCAGCATAATGAACTTTCCATTGTATGACCCCGATTCGTATATCCCCTATTCCGTGCTCATCCGCATCGGACGGGAAACCTATATGGAGGTCGCCCCGTTTCTGTTGTGCGACGATCCCTATATAGACTATATGGAAGTGAAATCCCACTATTTGCGCGACATAGAACTGGTGCTGGACCTGACCGGGAATCTGGATTCACTATGTGAATCGTGCGGGCAGCCAACAGGGGGATGCGAAGAGGATACAATTCTTTCCGATGGGGCAAATCATATCGGCCCTTTATGCGAAGGATGTCTTGAAGAAGTTGAAGAACAGACAGAGGCGACGGCATGAACGCCATCGTCGAAACTCCGCAAGACGGAATCTATCGGAACGTCCCGTTCGCCGACTATCTCGAATGGGATGCCGTATCCAATTCGGCACTGTCCCGATTCGCGCGGGTTCCGGCCGCCGCGCATGTACCGATCGATGATACGGCCGCTCTCGCGCTGGGCCGCGCTCTCCACTGCGCCATTCTGGAGCCAGAGCGGTTCGCACGGGAGTATCGCCAGAAAACCGCAAACGGGAATACCAAGGAGGGCAAGGCCGAAGCCGCCGAAGCCGCCGAATCTGGGGTAGAACTGCTGACGCGCGCCGACTGGGAAACCGTCATCGGAATGACTGCATCCGTTCGGTCTCATCCCGCCGCTGCCGCTCTACTCGCCGATGGAGAGGCTGAGGCGTCGTTGTTGTGGACCGACGCAGAAACCGGATTGCGCTGCAAGGCGCGCGTCGATTGGCTGGCGCCCGACTTCGCGGTAGACCTGAAAACGACGAAGGATAGTAGCCCGTCCGCATTTGCAAAATCGGTGGCCAATTTCCGCTACCACGTCCAGCAGGCGCATTACCGCACCGGGCTGGAATCGCTGGGCATCCCGAACGATGGATTTTTTTTCATCGCCGTCGATAAAACGGCGCCGTACCCGGTGGGTTGCTACTGCATCACCGATGCCGCCGAGGCGGTCGGGTTCAGACTGCGGCAGCGCGGATTGCGGGCTTGGAAAAAATGTGTCGAGTCGGGAATCTGGCCGGCTTGGCGCTCGCCGAGTATCGAAACGCTACCGTTGCCCGCATGGGCCATGATCGAGGAGGAGAAAGCCGAATGAACGAAATAGCGGAAAGGCTCCCAGCGATTCTGGAAAGCCATAAGAAATGGCTTGACGGAGAATATGATGGAAAAATTGCCAATTTGATAGGCGCCGACTTGAGAGGCGCCGACTTGAGAGGCGCCGACTTGAGATGCGCAGCATTGATAGGCGCCGACTTGAGCGGTTCAGTATTGAGAGGCGCCGACTTGAGCGGTTCAGTATTGAGAGGCACCGACTTGAGAGGCGCAGTATTGATAGGCGCCGACTTGAGCGGTTCAGTATTGAGAGGCACCGACTTGAGAGGCGCAGTATTGATAGGCGCCGACTTGAGAGGCGCCGACTTGAGAGGCGCCGACTTGAGCGGTTCAGTATTGAGAGGCACCGACTTGAGAGGCGCCAACTTGAGAGATTCTAATTTGTATTTGGCCGATTTGCGCGATGCAAATTTGATCGTGTTTCAATCTGGCTTGTGGACGGCATTCATATCGAGTGAATCAATAATAATTGGCTGCCAGCATCATTCCATTGAAGCGTGGGCATCGTTCGGTGATAAAGTAATAGCCGATATGCATCCACACGCATTGGAATATTGGCGCGAGAACAAAACTATCATCCTCGCCATTGCGGATGGGTTGAAAGAGAAATTTAAACAGGAGAAAACCGAATGAACGAAATCGCCAATATCGAACGCAATCTCGTGGGCGAGATGCAATCTCCAGATGAATATCTGGTGTTCAATGATTCCAAAATGGCCCAGATTTTCAGGCTGGCCGAAATCATGGCCACCGGCAAAGCGACCGTTCCGGCCCACCTTCGGGCGTCTCCAGGCGATTGCATGGCGATTTGCCTGCAGGCGGCGCAGTGGGAAATGAACCCCTTTGCGGTCGCACAGAAAACGCACATAGTAAACGGAACGCTCGGCTACGAGGCGCAGCTTGTCATCGCCGTCATCGATGCGAGAGCGCCGATCAAAGGCCGGCTGAAATTCGACTGGGAGGGGGATTGGTCGTCAGTTGCCGGGAAATCCGATAAGAGTAACGGGTTAGCGGTGACCTGCTCGGCGACTTTTATCGGCGATGAAGAGCCGACCAGCCACCGCGTGAGCATGGCGCAAGCCGGCATTCGCAACAGCCCGTTGTGGGAACACGACCCCAAAATGCAACTGGCCTATCTATGTGCAAAACGCTGGGCGCGGCTGCACTGCCCGGACGTAATCCTTGGGGTCTATACCCCGGATGAGTTGGAATCGATTCAACTTGTACCCGAGACCGCCGGCCCGGCCCCCAATCCAGCCAGCCGCACCGAGGCGATCAAGGCGAAAATCAATGAATCGCTGATCCTGTCCGGCGCCGCGCCGGCCATCATCGAAGAGCCGCCAGCGCCGCCGATCAATATGAACCCAGAAACCGGCGAGGTCGTCGGCGATCCGATTGCGGGCCTGCTGCTGGCTCTGAGCGAGTGCGCGACGAACGAGAAACTGGAAGAGTTCCGGCCCGCGATGGCGGGGTTGAAGGCAGGCGAGGACAAAGACCTGTATCGGCGGGCGCTGGTGGCCTGGACGGCGGCGAAGGCGCGCATCAAGACATCGACGGAACCAAGCTGAAGTACGGACCCAAGCTACGGGTGGACTCGTACCGCCGACACCGGCATTATGAGTGCCACCCATAACGTAAATATTCATATAAATCAACAGCACGGTTAAATCAACAGCACGGTGATTTACAATCCAGTTATCCGACCGTCAACGGCCGCTGTTTGCCGTAAACCGCCCGTCACAGGATACCCAAAATGTGTACCGCTCATCCGTCCATGATCAGACCAGAACGCATCCAACTGAGCAGGAAAAAGGGGTGGAGATTGCCCCCCAATACCATCAGCGTATCCCGCCCAGGCAAATGGGGAAATCCGTTTTCAGTCGCCGAGTACGGGCGAGAACTCGCAGTGCGGAATTTTAGGAACCGACTAGTTGGGTTGATCGCAATTGGCGCGCTCGATTTGAGCGAGTTGCGCGGGAAAAACCTCGCCTGCTGGTGCAGGATGGGCGAATCATGCCATGCGGACGTACTGCTGGAAATGGCGAATGCCCCCTGCCATGGATGGCAACTTAAAAACGAGGACTGTGGCGCGCATTGCTTAAGATGCTTTCCTTGAGCGAAGAAACCTTTCCAACCCAAGCAACATTGTTTGATCGCCCTTCGCTCCATCCTCATCGGAGAATGCCGTTATGAACGATGAAATCACCCTGATCGGAGGATCGCATCACCTCTCCACGCCCCGGAAGCGCTTTCACCTGATCGCCCGACCAACTCCAGAACCGATTTCAGAGCTTTCTATTGATCCGCCCCCCGCCAACGCATCGAAACCGATTGCGGTGGAATATTACGACTTGCGGGAATACCTCGTTTTTGGAAAACGATATTGGTTTTACATTTTTAGGGGGTTGGATAAAGACGAGGCGGCTCGATGGATCGAACGCCTGATGGCCACCGAGCCGAAAACCCTACCGCTGTTCGCGTGACCCCGCGTCTAGTATCGCCGCCCGCACGGCGGCCGAACGGTCGCCGTGGTGGTGGGAGGTCGCCAGCCGTTCTAGAGCGGCCAGGGTGTCCGCATCGAGGCGGACGGTGATATGCCGCCAGCCGCTTTCGCGGCGGCGGGCTTCGTAGCGGGTGCGGCGATCAGTCATCGCGCCAGTCAGGCCCGATGCCCTGCTCGCACAGGGCTTGGACCAGCTCTTCATCGCCGGCCGCGAATTCTGCGGCGCGGGCGTGGAACTGCTCGGCGGTGCAGGGGAATTCAAGCCCCTGCTCATCCGCCCATTCCAAAAATTTCTCGTACATTAAATTTCTCCTCAGCCCCCTTGCGGGGGCGGTTGGTTACTTTAATTCCCGGCCAAAGTCAGCCGAGATACCGCCCGGATATGTCGAGAAAATCCCGCCTCCAGCGGATAACCTGCGCGCGTCCTCCAAAGTCGCGCACTTTGCATACGCGACGGAAACCGGGGCTTTGTTTTCTGCTTCTGCTTCTGCGTATCCAGCCCATGCCGGCTCGCAGACGGCGTAGCGAGCGCCGTTCTCGAACGCCGGGTCTTCCGGCGTAAGAGCGAAAATCTTTCTGCTATTCATCTTCTCTCTCCTCGAACGGGCCTTCCAACCACCGACTCCCACTTCCATCGTGGGAGTCGAAAGCGCGGCGGAAACTTTCCGCCTCAGCTTCAGCCTCCTCCATGGAGGGGGCTGGGAACGTTCTGTCCCACTCCCTGACCCGGCCGGGTTCCTCTTCCCGACCCGCCATCCATGCCTCCATCCGATACATCCGATATTCGTTCATCTCTCTTCTCCCGGCGGCGGGATGCCGCCTTTCATGGTTCTCACTATACGCTGTCGTAACACGACAGTCAAGTGGTTTATGTATTGATTTTTATAATGAGTAGTGATAATTATATGTAAATTAAATATAACCTAGGGATGACGATGGCTGAAGGCAGCGTTCCTCGGCGTAAATTGACCGGCAAGCAGGCCAAATTTGTCGTTGAATATCTCAAAGACGATAATGCGACGCAGGCCGCAATCCGTGCTGGATACAGCAAAACTGTGGCAGCAGAGGCGGGAAGCGAGAATCTTAGAAAACCTTACATAGCAGAGATCATTAACGATCATCTCGACGCGCAACAAGCCAGGACGTTGATTACAGCGGATAAAATTATCCGCGAGTACGCTCGTCTCGGATTTTACGACGTGCGGAGATTGTTCGATGAAAGCGGTTCGCTCAAGCGTATCGTCGATCTAGACGCCGATACTCAGGCCATCATCGCGGGAATCGATGTCGTCACCATCGGCAATTCGGACCGCGGGGTCGGCGAGATTGCAAAAATCCGGCTGGTTGATCGAAAGGGCGCCCTGGATTCGCTGGCACGACACTTCGGTTTGTTCGACGACAAAGCGACGCTATCGGTAGATGCGCTGCTGGCCAACCTGCTGGCCACGATTGCTGGGGCTAAAACAGACGTGTTGAGCCGGGTGCGCGGCGAAGATGGCGAAGGTGGAGACGATGGGGATTGAAAAAAACATCGTCCCAGGAATCGTCCTGAACACCTTGGCCGATCAAGCCTGGCGACTGAACCACATCTACCAGATCACCGACAAGAGCGGAAAAAAAATACCGTTCAAAATGAATTGGGCACAGGAAGAATTTTTTAAGACCATTCATACCAACAATTTGATTCTGAAAGCGCGCCAACTTGGATTTTCTACTTTTATCAATCTGCTGCAACTCGACACGAGTCTATTCGTTCCAAATACGTCGTGCGGCGTCATCGCGCATAACGATGATGCGGCGAAAGAATTGTTCTCGCGAAACATCAAGTTCCCGTACGATCAATTATCGGATTCGATCAAGTCGCTTGCCGGAGCGCCGACGACCGATAGCGCGCATCAATTCAAATTCACAAATGGCTCCAGCATCCGAGTGGCCACATCGCTGCGGTCGGGCACGTTACAAATCCTGCATGTTTCGGAATTCGGGAAAATCTGCGCGCAATATCCGCATCGCGCTCGCGAAATCGTGACCGGCTCCATCGAAACAGTCGGAGCAGGCAGCATCGTCACCATCGAATCTACGGCCGAAGGGTCCAGCGGCTATTTTTACGATTACGCCCAGGCGGCCAAAGCCATAGCCGATTCGCGGCGAAAGCCAAAAAATTCAGAATACAAATTTTTTTTCTTCCCCTGGTGGAAGGAGCCTAGTTACCGCCAGTCCGATACCGTCGCCATCTCTCCGAAACTATCCGAGTATTTCGATAAAATCGAAGTCGAGATCGGCCAGAAACTGCACTTGCATCAAAGATTTTGGTATGCAGGGAAGAAGCAGAAGCTCGGCGACGACTGCTATCGAGAGTATCCCAGCACGCCGGAAGAGGCGTTCTTCGCCTCGCTGGAAGGGGCTTATTACACGCGCCAAATCACGCAAGCCCGCATCGACGGCCGAATCGGCAGCTATCCGCCCAATCCTCGCGCGCCGATCAATACCTTCTGGGACATCGGACTCGACGACTATACGGCGATTTGGTTTCACCAGCAGATAGGGCAGGAACAGCGGTTTTTCCACTATCTAGAAGAGAACGGCGAGCCGTTGCAATTCTACGCTAATGCGGTGCTTGAATGGCGCAATAAAGGATTCACAATCGGAAAGCATTACATGCCGTGGGATGCCGATATTCGAGAAAAAACGTCTGGTGAAAGCTATGCAGATGCCGCCAAAAAACTCGGACTCAACCCCGTCGTAATCGTACGAACGCCAAACCTGGTGTCCGGCATTCAGCAGACGCGATCGGCAATTGGATCGGCAACATTCGATGAAACTGGATGCGAACTCGGGTTGAAAAGGCTATCTGCATATCAGAAAGCATGGAACGAGCGGACGCAAACGTATGCGGATCGCCCGCTGCACGACGAGAATAGCCACGGCGCCGATGCATACCGAATGTTCGGGCAAGGCTACGATTCATCCGCCCGCCGCATAAGCGCGCAGTCTATCCCCTCCGCCGCCGGCTGGACCTGACATGCTGCCCACGATTCCGAATTTTCCCGCTGTCGCCGAATCCCCGGCCATCACCCTCGCGTCGAATGCCGGGATGATGGATGCCGAACGGCAGGCCGAAGATCGGGCCGCACAGGACCGCGCTCCGATCGTGTCGGCCATCGCCGCGCATCTCAAAAAGCGATGGGAAGATGCGAAGCGGGCCAAATCGGACATCGAGACGAAAATGCTGGCCGCGCTCCGGCAGCGGGTCGGCGAGTACGAGCCGACGAAACTGGCGGAAATCCGCAAGATGGGCGGGTCTGAAATCTTCGTTCGCATCACCGACTTGAAGTGCTCCGCCGCATCCTCGTGGATCAGAGACGTACTGTCGCTGGATCGCCCGTGGGGGCTGGAGCCGACCCCGATCCCCGACCTCCCCGCCGATGTGGCGGCCGGTATCGAACAGCAGGCCCAGCAGCAGGCCATCCAACAGATGCAGGCCGGCATGATGATGATGCCGCCGGATCGGGCGGCGATGGAACAGATGCTCGCCGAGGCCGCCGAACAGGCGAAGGCCCGCGCGAAGAAGGCGATGGAGAAGGAAGCGCGGGAACGCGCAGAAAAGATGGCGCTGGCCATCGAGGACTATCTGGACGAGGGCGGATTCAAGGCGGCGCTGGGCGAGGCGCTGGACTGGGATTTGGTCACGTTCGGGACCGCGATCATCCGCTCGCCCGTCGTGCGGCTGCGGCGGCGCTTGCAGTGGGAAGCGGATCAAATGACGGGAGCGTGGGCGCCGAAGGAGGTCGAGGAGTCGTTCCCCGGCGTCGAGCGCGTCAGCCCCTTCGATCTGTACCCGTCCGACGATGCCATTTCCATCGACGATGCCGGCTACCTGCTGGAAAAATATCCGCTGTCGCGGGCAGAACTGGCCGCCTTCAAGGGCGCGGAAAACTGGAATACCGTCGAAATCGATGCGGTGCTGGAAGAATACGGGCGCGGCGGGCTGCGCGAGTGGACGACCACCGATTCATACCGCGCCGTCCTGGCCGAACGCAGCGATGCCGGTCAGTACAGCGAGAAGCTGGACGCGCTGATTTTTTGGGGCGAAATCCAGGGGCGGCTGCTGCTGGACTGGGGGATCAAGTCGGTCGAACCCCTCGCCGAATATGCGGTGGAGGCGTGGTTGATCGGGACGCACGTGGTGCGGGTCGAGATCAAGGAGCCGCACATGCTGGCCCGCCCGTATCAGAAAGCCGTCTACCGCCAGCGACCGGGTTCGTTTTGGGGGTTGGGCGTGCCCGAATTGATGGAAGACGTACAGCAGCAGGCGAACGCCGCCGCCCGCGCGCTGGCGAACAATATGGCGTTGGCATCCGGCCCGATGCTCGGCATCGACATGGAGCAAATGCCGCCCGGCGAGGATGGCTCTCGCGTCTGGCCCTGGAAGGTCTGGCGCTTCAACACCGGCAAATTCGGCAACACCAACACGCCGCCGATCAGCTTCTTCCAGCCGCAGATGCACGCGATGGAACTGATGCAGATCTATGAGAAATGGGTTCGCATCGCCGACGAGGTGACGGGCATCCCGGCCTACGTCCAGGGCAACGAGAACGTGGGTGGAGCCGGAAAAACCGCCAGTGGCCTGTCGATGCTGATGGGCGCCGCGACGAAACAGATCAAGTCGGTCATCGCGAACATCGACGCGGGGCTGATCGAGCCGCTGATCGACGGGTTTTTTCGCTATGCGATGCTGTATCACCCGGACAATTCGATCAAGGGTGACTGCAAGATCGTCTCGAAGGGCAGCACGGCGCTCATGATCCGCGAGCAGGCGCAAATCCGTCGCAACGAGTTTTTGGCCACGACCAACAACCCGGTGGACCTGCAAATCATGGGACTGGGCCGCCGGGCCGAACTGTTGCGCAGAGTCGCGGAAACGCTCAGCATCGATGCCGACGACATCGCGCCGACCCGCGAAGAGATGGACCAGCAGCAGGCCGCGCAACAACACATGCAGATGCAGATGATGCAACAGAATCCCCAGCCCGGCGCGGCGCTCGGTCCCGATGGCCAGCCCGTGGCCGGGCAGGATGTCCGTCAATTCAATCCCGAGGGCTAAATCATGGCATTTCGTGAAGATGCGAAAATCACCAAGTTTTCGACGACCGCGTTGACGGTCAACGGTAAGGAACTCGCCGCATCCGCCACGCTGACACCGGCGGCCGGCGGATCGAACGTGTGCAACGTCACCATCCAGCTTAAGACCGGGCTGGGCAAGACGCTGGCAAACGCCAACGTGGTCGATGTGTGGCTGTCGGACGCCGCGACCGGACTCGGCATCACCGGGACCGCCGCCAGCGGCACCCCGGCGCCGACGACCGGGACCATCCTGGGCATCCTGACCGCAAAAAAGGCGTGGCGCGTCGCATCGTCGGCGACCGGCGGCATCGTGCTGGAGATCACCGATACCGCGAAAACCGGGTTTTACGTGGCGGTGGCCGTCAACGGCGCCATCGTCGGCGTTTCCGCGCAACTGGTTGCGGCGAACTACGGATGATGAACCTGTCGCTGGATCGACTCGAAGCGATAGCCGTGCTGTCCGAACGGCGCGAATATGCCGTCATGCTGGACTGGCTACGCGATGAGACGGACAAGCGGATACGCGAGGCGATTGCAACTGCCGATCCACGGGCGTGCGGGGCTGCGGCGATGCTGCAAGACCTGACGGACACGCTGAGAAACGTGAGATCGATTTACGACCGCACCCGGAAGACCGAATCAGGCTCCGGGATTACTTGATCGCGAATACCCAAGAGGCTCGCACATGGCTATACCCGAATCGTTGCTGGAGCAGGAAAAGGCGGCTGAAGAGGCCGTCCGGCAGGCGTACACCCAAGAGGGCACGCCCGATGCCGAGGCTTTGCCCCCCGATGAGTCCGTAGAGAGTGGGGCGCTAGAACCACAGCCCGAAGCGGGCGGCGAGTGGCGGCACAAGTACGAGGTGCTGCGCGGCAAGTACGATGCCGAACTGCCGCGCGCGCTGGATGAAGCCCGATACTGGCGCGATCGATGCGACCAGTTACAGGCCCAACTCGGCGCGATGGCGCAACAGCAGCCCGCCGCCGAACCGCATCCATCGGAACAGGATCTGACGGATTACCTCGGCGAAGACGCAGCGAAGGTCGTCGCCCGCATTCTCGACCAGCACAAGCGCGAGATGGAAGAGAAGTTCGGGCAGGTGGCGAATCTGTCGCGGCAGTCGGCCGAACAAACGTTCTGCACGCAAGTCCGCGCGGCATTCCCTAACTACGACGACATGCAGGCCGATCCGGGACTCAACAACTGGTTGGCGGGGAAGTGGCCGGGGCAACGGCAAACTCGCCTCCAGCAGGCCGAATCGCTGGCGAAGGCGCTGGATGCGGACGGGTTTATCTCGCTGTTGCAGGCGTACCAGCCCGCTTCGGCACCGGCCCGTCCGACCATGCCGGGACCGACCCCGCGTCGCGCGGCGGGGAGCGGGACGCCGCCGCCGGCCACGAGAAGCATCAGCCCGGCCGAACTGGAGTCGTTCGGGCCGCGCATCATGAGTCTGAAGAACCAGGGTCGCTATCAGGAAGCGGCGGCACTGGAAAGAGAGTTCGACGCCACCGTGCGAGAAAAGCGCATCGGCGCCTGACGAGTTGCACTGTCGTGAGACAGAGCGTTTTACCTTGAGGGTTTTATCATGGCTTATCCAGTCGCACCGGGTTCCGCCGCGTACAGCAACGTGTGGATTCCAGAAATCTGGAGCACGAAACTCAACGTGAAGTTTTGGGACGCTTCCGTCGTCCCGTCCATCTCCAACACGGACTGGCAAGGCGAGATCGCCGACAAGGGCGATAAGGTCATCATCCGCCAGATTCCAGACATCACCATCCGCGACTATGCCAAAGGCCAATCGTTGGTCTACGAGCAGCCGGAAAGCGAGAACGTCGAACTGCTGATCGACAAGGGCCACTATTGGGCGATCCGCATGGACGACGTGGACAAGGTTCAGACCGACATCGAATGGATCAGCAAGTTTGCGCTGGACGCCAGCGAGCAACTCAAGATCAAGGTGGATACCACCGTGCTCGGCAGCATCTACGCCAGCGTGTCCAGCACCAACAAGGGGCTGACGGCGGGCCGCAAGTCGTCCAGCCTCAACCTGGGCGTGACCGGCACGCCGCTGGCCATCGACAAGACCAACGTGCTCGATTACATCGTGGACGCGGGGACGGCGCTCGACGAAAACAACATCCCGGAAACCGGGCGCTGGATCGTCATGCCGCCGACCATGATCGGGCTGATCAAAAAGTCCGACCTCAAGGACGCCAGTCTATCGGGAGACGGAACGTCCGTGCTGCGCAACGGGCGGGTTGGCACCATCGATCGGTTTACCATCTATTCCAGCAACCTGCTGACCAGCGCCAGCGACGGCGGCCATACGTGCTTCAACATGGTGTTCGGTCATGCCAAGGGGCTGGCGTTCGCGGAACAGATTCCGAAAGGGAAGATCGAGCGGTTGCGGGCCGAAACCTCGTTCGGCGAACTGGTGCGCGGGCTATGCGTGTACGGCTTCAAAGTCGTCTTCCCGGCCGCGCTGGGCAATCTCTACGGCTACAAAGCGTGAGGTGATGCATGAGCACTTACAGCGTGGTAACGGGTAGCGGCGTCAACGCCTATCCCTACAACCTGGCCGGAATCTACGAGGTGCAGGCCAAGGTGGACTTTTCCACCATCAACAGCGGGTCCGGCACGGTACAGAACGACATCATTCAGTTGATTCAGGTTCCGGCCAACACTCTGGTCCTGGGTCTGTCGTTCGCGGTGACGACCGTCAGTGCCAACATGGCGGATTTCGACCTGGGCGACGGGGATGTCACCGACGGCTACGTGGATGGAGCCAGCATGGCGACCGTCAACGATGGCTGTTCGTGGCAGACCACGTTCAACGAGGCAACGCCCAACACCACCAAGGAAGGCATGTCGCTCGGCAAGTTCTACACGGTGGCCGATACCATCGATCTGAAGCAAAATACCAACGCCACGGTGGTAACGGGCGTGCTGAAGGTCAAGGCGCTGCTGATCGATATGAATATCTACTGAGCGAATGGCTCGATACCTCAAACAAACCCCGTCCGGTGATATTTATCACTGGACGGCGCTTCTGGCGGAGCGGGAGGACATGGAAGAAATTCCAGACCCTTTCGCGCCGTCCGTTCCGACCGATCACCCCGACTCGGTAACGCCTCATGACCACGCTGTCCGACCTGCGCGGGGACGCCCGCCTAAGACTCGATGATGGAGTAGTCCCGTACCTATGGAGCGACGCCGAACTCGATGCCTGGATCAACGAGGCGATTCGCGAAGCATCGCTGCGGGCCGGGCTGAACCGCCAAAAAATCGAGATCGACATCACCGCCGCCGAAAGTGAATGTACGCTCGGCGAGAGCATCGTCTACGTGCATCGCGCCCGACTGGTTTCGGGGAACCGAGTTCTGGACCGAACGTCGCGCGACGATCTGGATTCCTGCCGAACGGGCTGGGAAGCGGCCACCGGAAGCCCCCGCGCTTTCTTCATCGAAGGCAACACGCTGACGCTTTACCCCACTCCAATCGCGGCCGATACCCTGGAGCTTCGCGCCGAATGCTACCCGGACCTCCTGGAAGCCGATTCGGATGAGGTTGCATTCGAGTCGCACGATGTATGGCCGCTGCTCGAATGGGTCATCTATCGGGCCGCGCAAAAGCGCGATGTCGATTCCATCCTGCCGAACCCCGACCAATACGATTCTGCATTCACCCGCCGATTCGGGCCGAGGCCCAGTGCCCGCACGCGACGCGGCTGGCAGGAATACGGCGGCACCAGTACCGCGAGGATTCCGTTATGAAGCGCGCGAAGAAGGTGAAGAACTACCAGAGCGGCGGATCAGTTAGCGGCCCCGGCACGGCGACTAGCGACAGCATCTTGGCACTGCTCAGCAACAAGGAGTATGTCCTGCCCGCCCCTGCCGTTCCGATAATCGGTCTGCAAAATCTGGAGCGTGCCCGCGCCGTCGCCAACTTCATCGCAGGAAGCCGCTCGCCCTCGTCGGCAGACGATCTGCGTCAGACCGCCGGGCGCTTAGTCGATGCGGCGGCCCAGTCGGGGGCGCCGACGCGCATGACCCCGGCCGGGTTCGGATTGCGAGCGCTGACCGAATCGCAGCCCGCCTATGCGGCGACGCTCGATGCGCCCGAAGCCCAACAGGCCATGCAACAGAACGATGCCTATCGGCTGATGCGCGGCTATGCCATGGGGGGAATGGTGGATAACGGGCTGTATTCATACGACCCGGCGACCAACAACTATGCCAGCAGAAATCCTGGAACGGGCAACGATCTGACGCAGGCGAACGCGATGAATGCCGCCGCCGACCGCATGAAGGCGATGCGCGAGGGTCCGCCCGCCGCGCCGATGGCTCCCATGCAACCGACTCCATCGACGGGGTTGGCATCCATCGCGAATCCGTACCAATCCTCCATCGATGCGTACAAAACTGCGCGGGCTGGCGCTGATACTCTGGATGTGGCATCAGGCCGCTTCGACCGGGAATATGTGCCACGATTTGCGGGTGGTGGCATGGTCGGACAAAACGAGTGGGAACGGCTGCCGAGATTTGCGACGGGATACAATCCCGACGAAGAATTCTCCCGTCCAGCAGAAGAATCCGCCATGGGAAGATGGTGGAGAGAAAGCCCGATCGCGCAGAGTTACGGAAAATATTCAGCTCCGCCCGCACCATCAGTTCGGACTCCGCCGATCATTCCGCAGTCTTATGGAGCACCTCAACCGGCGGCTCCCGTTCCGACTCAGCAGCCCAGCCAACCTGCGTTCGACCAACCATCAACCGTCCAAGACGCCGCCCGCCGCATGAAGTTGAGTCAGTTGACGGCCGGTTTGGATCGCGCCGCGCTGACTTCTGGTGGAGCGACTCAATTGCCTGGAACCGACGTATACCGAACCGTGACGCCGGCTCCCGGCTTCGGTCCCAACAATCCGAATCGCGTTCCGGCTCCAGGCCAGGTTGCGGGATCGACGACCTATTCAGTGCCCGGATCGGCGGTAATGGGCGGTGGCGCGCCGGGCTATGCGACATTCCAAGGCTTGCCCAAACAGGGCGGATCGCTCGGCTACGTCGGCACGCCGGAAACCGCTGGAATGACGCAGGACCAGGCAACTGCCTACAACGTCGGCAACATCAATCGTCAGTATGAGGCCATGCGCGCTCTGAACGAGGCGCGGGCGCAGGCTTACGGTGGCGGGCAGCAGGGCACGGCCGGCGGGTTGGACGTGCAAGACCTGATGAGGTTGGCCAATCCTTTCTATGCTCCAGGACAGAGCTACGGCGACGAAGTATTGAACCGCGACCGCTTCATGCGGCAGTTCGATGGCGGCCCGTCCGGGAAAGGTCTCAAATACTTGGCCGCAGCCGAACAGGGATTGAACCAGGCGCAGGCCGGAAGGCTGCAAGCTCTCGGGCAAATCGAACAGGCTATGGCGGCTCTGAGGCAAAAACAGGAAGGTATCTCTCCTTATCAGTGGGGCCAGTTGGCGAACGACCGCGCCCGGTTGTCCTTGGATCAAGGACGCTATCAGGCGGAAGCTCAGGATCGGGCCGCGACTCGGCAAGCGACCTTGGAACAGAAGGCGAAGGAATACGCATCGAAACTGCCCAAGGAGCAACTCCAGCAAAAGACGAACGAGATTTTAGATGCCTACTATAATGCAGTGACGAGCAACAACGCGGCAGAGGCGGCAAAGCTGAAGCCGCTGGCCGAATTGTTCTCGCACTTCAACATGCAGACCGACCTTGCAAGTTATTTACAACCAGACGGGAGATGACAAATGGAGCCATATCAGCAACGAGTTATCGATGAAAGGCGAGAGCTATTTGACAGGCTGGAAAAACTCAAGTTTTTTATCGATGGAAAATTATTTATCGAATTGCCGGAAAGCGAGAAAATAAGAATGAAATTACAAGCCGATTATATGGCTATGTACTTGAGCGTGCTGGACGAAAGAATACTTAACTTCGGGAAATAAGGTATGGGAAAGGTTGTCGATTTTACCGGAATCACGCGACTAGATTTGCCGGTAGAGCGGATTCTCGATAAGGCAAAAGAAAAATTAAAATCCGTCATCGTGATCGGGTGGGATAAAGACGGTTACGAATATTTCGCATCGAGCATCGCCGATGGCGGCGATATATTATGGTTGCTGGAGCGATTCAAAATAGCGTTGATGAGCGAAAACGGAGATTGAAATGGCAAATTGGTGGGACGATATCCTGAACGAGAAGGGCGACCGTCCCAACCCGTCGCCCGGTTTGTCTCCACCATCTCCATCGCCAGGCAACCAGTCCTATGGACTGGCATCGATTCCCGCCGGGCCATCGTTCGGCGAACTGGTGGCGAAATACCGCCAACCCTCTCCGTTTGATGCGCCGCCACCTCCAGCGCCATCGCTGCCGTCTCCTCCCAAGACGCAACCGAACTTCGATCTAGGCAATACGGCGGCTGCCCTATGGGAAGGCGCGCGCGATCAATTGGTTCCTGGGTTCAAAAGCGCGCTCGCACAAGCCTATACCGGGATCAACCCGGTAGAACCGGGATCGGTCGCAGCCCGCTGGATGGCGGAAGGACGCGCGGCTCAGGAACAGAGCGACGCGCGCATGGAGGAACTTCGCAAATCCGGGCAACTGGATCGAACCAGCGAAGCCGTTCGACAAGCTATGCCCAGCCTCGGATTCTCCGGCGTTACCATGCTGGGGTCGATTCCTGCTGGCATCGGCGCCGGTTTGGCTGCCGGGGCGGCATCTCTCAATCCGATAGCGGCTGGAGTGGCGGGATCGGCCGCTGCCGGCGCGGTCGGTGGCGCGCTCGGTTATCGTATGGCGGGGTCGCAGTTGTTGAACGACTCGCTCGCCGGGATGGAACAGGAAAGCCATAAACAACGCGGACGCGGGCTGACCGCCGACGAACGCCAGCGCGCCATCGATGCGTTGACGCCTATTGCCCAGAACACTGGTTTATGGGAAGCCGGGCCAGAAGCCATCGGCAACGCGGCCATGTTCGGATTGGGCAAGGTCGCTCTCGGACTAATGCCCAAGGAAGCCATGGCCAATCTGGCTAAATCGGCTTTCGGCAGGCTGGGCGTTCGAGCCGGCGCGGGCGCCGCCGCACTGGGGACTGAAGTCGGGACCGAAGGCGTCACCCAGTTCGCTCAAGGGAACGACCAGCAGCGCAGTCAAGCTATCATCGATGCGATTTTGGCCGGGCAAGACCCGAATGAAGCCGCCGCCGCAGTCGTTCCGCAGTATCAGGGTGCGGCCGGCCTATGGCAGGCCACGAAGGACGTAGCTCCGGCCACCATCGCCACCGTATTGATGATGGGCGGCATCGCCAAGCCGATTCACATGGCTGGATCGGCGATTCAAGCCCGCCGCGAGGGCAAGGCCGCCGTTTCCGACGCCGAAGCCGCCACCGCCGATTTGCGCGCCAATCTGGATCTCGCCCGCGAGCCGGACATTCTGGAGGCGCTGCAAGGCTACGACGCCATCGAACAGAGCCGGAATCTGCCGGCCGCCGCCGCCGAACGATTGAACGCGGCCCGCCGGCAACTCATGGACGAACTCCAGTTGCGGGCCTCGCCCGAGGCGCTGGCCGCTCCTCTCGACAGCCCGCGCGGCATGGCCGGGTATCTCGGATTCGCCGGGCGCGCGAACGAACTGGACGATGCCGCCGTGCAGGAAGCCGCCGCCCGGCCGCTGGCCCCCGATGCACCGCCCGAATTGATCGACGCCCGCACCCGATATCAGCGCGAGTTGCAGGTCCGGCAGGGACTCACCCAGGCTGCCGATTACTTCCAGCAGAATCCCGCCGCCGTGGACGGGGTGGCAAAGGTCTTGGGCGATATCGCCGCAGGGAAACCGCTGGCAAAAGGCGCGCATGGGTCCGTCGATTACAATCTGGCGTCCCTGTCGGACGATCAGTTGATGCGCTACCAACGGGCGAGCGACGTCCTGTTGCGCGACCACGGCGACGCGCTGGGCAACGCGCGCCCCGGCGTCGAAAAGGCGCTGGGCATGCTGGGACAGGAAGCCGAACGCCGCGCGGCCGGCGAACGCCGCGACCCGCAAGCCATTCGCGAGGCGGACGTGGCGGAACGGGTCGCGAAGACGAGCGGGAAGGCGCTGCCGAAACTGTTGGCCGGGCTATCGCCAGATGCGCTGGATCGCATGGCGGCCGGACTGGATGCGCGGGCCGGGCTGGAACCGGGCCTTGCCGATACCGCCCGCGCGATTCGCCAGCAGGCGCAGCAAGAGCGATTGAAATCGTTCAACCCGCAAGGCCAGCAACCGCCCGCCGCGCCCCAACAGGGCCAGCAAGAAAATCTGAAACGGGAAGTCGCCGATCTCAACCAGCAACCACCGATCCCGGCGCCCGGTTTGCCGTCGCTGCCCGCCGGACCCGTGGTCCCCAATATCCAGAATCCTCAACCCTACGGCCAGAATATGTTAGCGGCGGCCTTGGCGCGCCAGCAGGCGGAACGGAACGTCGCGCCGGCAGGGTTGCCCCCCGTGCCTGCGCTGCCGCAATGGGGCGGCCCACCGGGGGCCGCCGAACGTCCGACGCAACCCGCACCGTCGGTAGGACCGGCATTCGAACCGCCCGTTCTGTCTGGTAGCGCCGAACTCGGCCGGCTGCTCGGACCTCAGCCGGCTCCATCGCAACGGCAGACGCCATCCCCCGCCCGTTCGCAATCGCTGGGCGACCTATTGAACCAGCCCTCTCGCCTCGGCGTGGTTCCGCCCGCGCCAGCGAGAGCGCAAGGACCACTTTCCCCCAATGCCATCGCGCCACAAGCCAAAGCGCAACCACCCGTGGGCCTGCCCGCCGGACCAAAAGGAGCGAGCGGAGCACGTCAGGAAGGAACGGGAGCGCAACAAGGATCGGAACTGGGCGCTAAGAAAGTGGCTTCTGAAGTCGTTCCGATAACTCCATCACAACCCGGAGCATCCCAAAATGCCGAAACAGTACGAGTCGATCAGGGACAAGGCCGCCAAGGGCGCAAAAAAGGACAGCCCGGCCTACGACGAGGCGCAGTCGAAAGCGGCGGCGATCTACGTCAGCCAGGGCAAGACCGCCAAGGCGCGCAGCCAGCGGGCGAAGTCGCTCCAGGCAAAGTAGCCCCGCAAGCGGAAGGTAAGCGCAAGAACGACCGATACGCCGATCTTGCGGGGAAACCCATCGCTTTGGTGAACTCCCATTTCGCGGCTGGCGTGTCCTCGCACGACGAGGGTAAGCCGCGCGAACTCCCGTCTTATCTTCTCGACAAAACCAACAAAAACGCAAAAGAATGGCTGAAAGGCTGGGACGCCGCGCGAGCGAAGCCAATCACCCCAGAGACCACGCCCCGCAACGATGCGGCCATCCAACTCAGCCAGGAGACTCCCGATGAAAAAGGGCAAGCCGAAACCGAAGCCGCCCTGCTGAAGCAGGAACCGCCCGCCAGTCCGGGGGCGGTCCCAACTCCCACCAAGAAGCCCTCCCGCGCATCCAGGTCAGCACCTTCCTGGAACGATTCGACCCGCGCGGAACGAGAGGCGATTCTGAAAGACACGGGGGCATCCGACGCATTCGCCCAGCGCAAGGCGAACGAGTGGACGACTTGGGACGCGATACCGGAAGGACCGATCAAGAAGCGAATCCGGGACGTGTTGGTGGATCGGGCAGAGGAGGCGGCCGCGCCCCTGCTAAAGCAGGGGCAGAATGCCCCCGCCGCTGAAGCGGTTGGTCAACCCGCCAAAGCGACCGGCTCGCGTGCCTTGTCCGAATCGATCAAGGCGTTCCTGCTGGAGACGCCGGACCTCAAGCTCAACTACAACCAATTTTGGGGCATGGCGAACGAGGCTTTCGGCGGATCGCAGGCGCAAGGCGCCTACAACTCGAAAGACGCCTATGACGCCATGGAGCTTGGCCTGAATCTAGCGGTGTTGGCGGACGAGAACGCGTCGCTACGCGGGCAGGAATCCGATCAGGTTCGTGCGGCCATCGGCTATCTGGAAGAGATGCAAAACCGCTTGCCGACTCAAACCAAGCGGGATGACGAACAGCAGAAAATGCAGCAGTTCTCGACGCCGCACACCCACGCGCATGTCGTGGCGTGGGTAGCGGGGATCGGGGAAAACGATGTGGTTCTTGAGCCGACGGCGGGCATCGGCAATCTGGTCGTACACGCCAAGCTGATGGGGGCGCGCGAGATCGTCGCTAACGAGCTATCGAAGCGCCGCGACGCGCTGCTTCGGCAGATTCCGGGCGTTCGCGTGCTCAATGAGAACGCCAATCACTTGAACGCCGTGTTGCCCGCTGACGTGAAACCCACCGTGGTGGTGATGAACCCGCCGTTCTCGGCCGATGTGAACCTACCGGGCAAAAAAGACTTGGGATTAGGCGCGACGCACATCGAACAAGCTCTTGCGCGTTTGCAACCGGGCGGGCGCTTGGTCGCTATCGTCGGGCGTGGAATGGCGATGGACGCGCCACGGTTCAAGCAATGGTGGAACGACATTGAGAAGCGGTACAACGTCCGCGCCAACATCGCCATCAGCGGCAAGGAATACACCAAATTCGGCACCAGTTTCGACAACCGAATCTTGGTGATCGACAAAACCGGGCAGACCGGATTGCGGTCTAATATTGTGCAGGGCGAAGTGTCCAGGGTTGAAGCACTGGTGGATCGCCTGTGGGGGGTGCGTCGTGAACGAGTGGAGCAATACAACGCCGCTGGCGCAACAGGCCAAACGGGCGTTGATCGCACTGAAAACCCGTCTGGAGCCGGACAGTCCGTATCCGCTGCAACTGCTCAGGAAGGGTCTGGAGAATCGGGAACTGTGTCCGGTGTCGCGGCAGGATCGAGCCGACTTGCTGGACGCGCTGGACGATCTGGACGGAATGCCGGAACGGGCGCTCGACCTGATCATTCGGGGTCCGGAGCCAACCGAGGACGAGGAGTTCGTTCCGATCAACCCGGACCTGACGCCGGAGGAGTTGATTCTGGAACTGGTGTACCGGCTGAAAATCAGCCTGAACGCACTGGACGCGCTGCCCAAGAGGTCGGCGAACTAGAAATATCGGGCGCGATAGGGCCAACCGATGCGGAAGGGTTCGGCACGTCCGCATTCGAGAGCTACCGCCCGACCACATCATTCAAAAGCGCCAAGCCGCACCCGACGCCGCTTTCCGAGTCGGCCGCGATGGGGTCGGTCAAGTTCCCGCCGCTCAACTACAGCCCTAAATTGCCCGCCGATGTCGTGAATGAGGGGCGATTGTCCGCCGCGCAACTGGAAACAGTCGCGTATGCCGGGCAGGCGCATGAGCAGATATTGCCGAACGGCGAGCGACGCGGCTTCTTTGTCGGCGATGGCACCGGCGTCGGCAAGGGCGCCCAAATCGCCGGGATCATCCTGGACAACTGGAATCGCGGGCGCAAGAAAGCGGTCTGGATCAGCGAGAATTCCCCACTGTTCGCCGACGCGCAGCGCGATGCCGAATGGGTGGGCCTCGGCAAAGATCGTTTGTTGTTGCAGGGGAAAATCAAAGGCGAGATCGGCGCGAAAGAGGGCGTATTGTTTACCACCTATTCGACGCTGACCAACTCCGAGAAAGACAAGGACGGCAAGCCCGGCGTCAAGCGTATCGACCAGATCATCGCGTGGCTGGGCAAGGATTTCGATGGCGTGATTGCCTTCGACGAAGCGCATAGCATGTCGAACGCGCTCCAATCGAAAGGATCGCGTGGAACGGTCAAACCCTCTCAGACCGCCCTGACCGGCATCGAGTTACAGAAGGCGTTGCCGAAGGCTCGCGTGGTGTACGTGTCGGCGACCGGCGCGACTGAAGTCCGCAATTTGGTGTACGCCTCTCGCCTCGGCTTGTGGGGCGAGGGAACTGCGTTCGGCAGTGCCATCGATTTTGTTTCCGACATCAATAGCGGCGGCTTGGCCGCAATGGAGGTCGTCGCCAAGGATATGAAGGCGATGGGAGCGTACACGGCGCGTTCGCTCTCCTACGATGGCGTCGAGGTCGAGCAGTTGGCGCACGAACTGTCGCCGGAGCAGGCTAAAACCTACGACGAATTGGCGCGAGCGTGGCAAATCACGCTCGCTAACGTCGACGCCGCGATGGAAGCGTCTGGGGCCAAAGGAGACTCGCAAGCGCGAAGTTCCGCGCTGTCGGGGTTTTGGGGCGCGCACCAACGGTTTTTCAACGCGGTGCTGACCGCACTATCGGCGCCCTCGTTGCTGGCGGATGCCAAGCGGCAACTCGACGCCGGCCGCTCGGTCATCATGCAGTTGGTCAACACCGACGAAGCCACGATGAAGCGGCGGCTCGCCCAGGCCAGCGACACCGGGCAAAACTTGGAAGAACTCGACCTGACCCCGCGCGACGTGCTGATGCAGTATCTTCAGCATTCGTTCCCGACCACGCTGTACGAGCCATACATCGACGACAATGGCAACGAGGGCGTCAGGCCGGTCGTTGACGCTTCTGGCAACGTAGTCCAAGACCCGGACGCCATCGCGCGAAGAGATCGATTGCTCGAAAACCTCGCCACGCTGAAAGTACCGGAAAGCATTCTCGACCAGATCATCAACCATTTTGGCTCCGATGCCGTCGCCGAGATCACTGGTCGCTCCAAGCGCATCGTTCGACGGCAGGACGGCACCGCCAAAATGGAGAAGTTGGGTGAAGCCAAGCGACGCGGCGATGCGGCCGATTTCGATAACGGCAAACGTCGCATCTTGGTGTTTTCCGATGCGGGCGGCACCGGGCGCAGCTATCACGCTGATCTCAGAATCCCGAACCAGCAAAAGCGCGTGCATTATCTGGTGCAGCCGGGTTGGCGAGCCGACAAGGCCATTCAGGGGCTAGGTCGGTCGCATCGCACCAACCAGGCGCAACCGCCGCTGTTCAAGACCGTTACCACCACCATCAAATCGCAGGCGCGGTTCGTGTCGTCCATCGCGCGCCGCATGAACCAGATGGGCGCGTTGACCAAAGGCCAGCGCGATGCCACCAGCGGTCAGGGCATGTTCGACGACGACATGAACCTGGAAAACGAATACTCCCAACAGGCGCTAGTTTCGCTCTTTCACGCCATCGCGCACGGCAAGGTCCAGGGGATCACCGTCGCCGACATCGAACAGCAGATGGGCATCCGGTTCATCGACGCAAAAACCGGCCAAATCCTGAAAGATAAAATTCCGAACATCCAGCAGTTTCTGAATCGTCTGCTGTCGCTGGACATTGCAATGATGGATCGGGTGTTCGACGAGTTCGACACGAGACGCCGGAACAACATCGAATACGCCAAGCAACATGGTTTCTACGATCAGGGGATGGAAACCTTGCAAGCGATCTCGGTCAAGAAAGACGAAGACGTGGTGGCGATCGCCCATCCGGGCGGATCAACAACCCGCTACGTCAAGCTCACGGTGACTCGCGAATCCAAGTTGTTGCCGTTCGACTCGCTACACCCCGATGCGTTTTTTGCCCGCAACAAATCATCCGGCAAGCTGTACGCTTTCGAGCCGGCCACGTCGATCACGAACCCGGAAACCGGAGAACTCATCGAGCGAGTTCGGCGCGTTTCGCCCGACAGCGTTCGCTATATGCCGGTGCGCGAAGCGGAAGATCGCGAAAAATACGACCGTCTCGACCTGACGAAATCGCAGAAGAAAACCGAGTGGGCCAAAGCGACCGAAGCCACTCCGAAAACCTACGACCAAACGATGCATCTGGTTTCTGGCGCTCTGTTGCCGGTTTGGGACCGTTTGCCGAGAGATGGCAGCAGTCGGGTCATCCGCGCGCAAACCGACACGAAAGAGCGGCTGATCGGGCGCGTGATCGAAAACAAGAGCCTGAAAGAAACGCTGACGCGGCTCAACGTTTCGCGTGATGCGCCGAAGTTGGACGGACGGCAAGCTATCGACGCCATCGTTCAAAACAACGCGACCATCGAACTTGCGAACGGCTGGAAGTTGGTCAGGCGCACGGTCAACAACCAGCCCCGCATCGAGGTTTTGAATGTAGCGATGGGCGGAGATCGCTCTGTGTTGCTCGGCATGGGCGCGTTTTCCGAAATCATCAACTATCAATCGCGTCTGTTCTTGCCTTCGGACAACGCAAATATTCTAGATCGTCTTTTCGCGTCCAAGCCCGTCGTCGACGTGGTGGAACCCTCCATTCGCCGATCCGCCCCCTCTTCCAAACCCGTCAAGCCCGCCACCATCGACCAAGCCCGTTCCAATTTGAAACGTGCGGTCGGCGCCGATTTGATCGACGGGTTGGAGAAATCGGGCAAGCTGGTCTTCCACGAATCCGACCCGACCGGGACCGGCGCGGCGGGCTTCGTGGACCGCAACGGGATCATTCACCTGATGCCGGCCAACATGGATCAGGACGCGGCGAGCGTGCTGGCGCACGAAGCCGTTCACATCGCCCGCGACGACCGCTTCGCCGAAGGCGACCGCAATCGGATTCGACTGGCTCATGCCGTGCTGGGCACGGTCGGGCTACGCAATTTCATCGGCAATCCCGGCTTCACCGATCTGGCCCAGCAGGTGCGCCGCATGGCCGCCGAGGGCGACAGGACCGCGCAAGAGGCGCTGGCCAAGGCCAAGCGGGAAGACCCTAACAACATCGACGAGGAGGCCATCGCCTATCTGGCCCAGTACGCCGACGAGAGATTGCCCCTCGTGCGCCGCATTCTGGCCGCCATCCGGGCTGCGCTGTACCGAATGGGTATCAAGGTCCAGTTGACCCCGGCCGACGTGCGGGCGCTGGCGGTGTCGGCGCTGAAGAACCATGCCCGACAGGTCGCCAAGACGGCTGCGATGGCCGGCCAGCGGCAAGAGGCGTTCAGCCTGCCCGACTTCGCGCCCACGGAAGCGGATAAGGCGGAAGTCGAACGACAGATGAAGGCGGTGAAGGAGATTCGCGACGGTCAGGGTCGGCTGCTGGCCCCGAACGGCAAACCGTCGAACTTGAACGAACGGCAATGGAAGCAAGTCCGTACCCAGTTCTTCAAGGATTGGTTCGGGGATTGGGAGAATGACCCGGCCAATGCGTCGAAGGTGGTGGACAAGAACGGCGAACCGCTGGTGGTGTATCACGGTAGCCGAAGTGAACAAACATGGAATGAATTTCAGCATGGCGAAAAAGCGGAAAGAGCCGCGTTCATGTTCACCCCCGATGCTGAATACCCGTACATCAACAACAATCCCAATGTCAGATCGTTCTTCCTTTCCATCAAGAACCCGATTGTGACGGACAAGTATCCTTGGCTTGAAGGAGTTGCCTACCAACCCAAGGAAGTAGCAACCGACATTGCGAAGGGTCATGATGGGATGATCTATTGGGGCGAGAAGAGCAAATACTACAAGGGCGATACTCCATACTGGACTCAGATCGCAGCCTATCATGCAGAGCAGATCAAATCCGCCATCGGCAACGCCGGCACTTTTTCGCCGCGTTCGGCCCGCATCGACTACAGCCAGCCGACCACCACGGAAGACGCCGCCGAACAGGAGCGGCTCTGGCAAGAGTTCCAGGCCGTTCGCGCCCAGTTCCAGGCGAAGGAGGCGATGAAGACGCCCTTTGCCCGCTGGTTCGGCGATGGCATCGAAGGTATCACCGCGCGCGACGGGAAGCCGATCGCGCTGTACCACGGAACCAGCAATCCTACCTTCAACCAGTGGGATGCATCGAGAGTCGGGCAGGCCACCCGCCAGCCGACTGCCGGGTTGGGGTTCTTCATGACCGCCGACCGGGGCGCGGCCACTCGTTTCGGTTCGAACGTGCTGGAATTGAACGCCCGCATCAACAAGCCCTATTACCTGACCGATGCCGACCTGTGGGCCATCGATTCGCTGGAAGCGGCGGCCAAGCTGCGCGGCAAGCTCCAGGCGCAAGGCTACGACGGCGCGGTGCTGGCCGAGCCGGGCATGGCGCCCTACGTCATCGTGTTCAACTCGAATCAGGCGAAGTTCGTCACCAACGAGAATCCGACCGAAAGCCCGGATTTTCGCTACTCCCGCCCCGCGTCCGCCGCAACCGATGCCGAATACCTCGCTGCAATCGAACGCGACGATATGAAGACGGCGCAACGGATGGTCGATGAGGCGGCAAGAAACGCCGGGTACGACACGTTGCCATTGTGGCGATTCGATTCTTCAAAACAGCCCACTGTCTTTGACTCTCAAGAAGGCGGTGCGATTTATCTTTCGAAAATCCCTCAAGTATTTTTTCAAAAAGATGGGGTTCCAGCCAGAAAGTTTTACATTAAAAAAGGGCGCATTGCGACCCCAAAAGATGTAGAAAAACTAGGGATTGACGAAATGCGCGCCGGAGATATTTCGTTTCTTTCATCCGAAGAGGTCGCCGCGCTAAAAAGAAAAGGGTTCGTATCTGCCGCCGGCCCGCTCGGGCTGGGAAAAGGGCGAGATGAATTTGCGGTATTCGACCCCGCTCATATCAAATCTGCCGATCCCGTAACCCGAGACTCTTCCGGCAACGTCATTCCGCTATCGCAACGGTTCGATAAAACCACTCCAGATATTCGCTACTCCCGTCCCGGCCGGCCGCCGCGCATGGACAGCCCCCGCATGGCGGCGAAGGTACTGGGCGATATCGGCGAGGTGCGCGATGCGTTGAAGCCCGGCGAGCGCCTGCGCGCCAAGGCCGATCCGCGCAACTTCGCGCAGCAGTTGAGCGACCTGAAGAGCAACACCCGCCCGGCGTGGCTGGGTCTGCTGACCCGCAACATGCAACTCGAACTCGCCCGCGAGGTGCTGCCGCCCGCCGCCGTCTC